AGATAATAAGATATCTGACAGCAAGAGGTCTGAACTGTTAAAGTTGGGCAAGAAGGAGACCTTTGATGAATTTCTTGGACAGGTTTACCTTTATTCTCTAACCAGAGATAATGTACTAACACCGGAAGCGAAGGAAAAGCTGAACAGGGAAATGGAAGAGTATAAGACACATCCTTTGGATGATGTTGAGATTCCGGAGACAATTATTAAGGAGGAACGGGAGTACACATTGGCATTGGCTGCCGCATATGCCCAGGCTGAAAAGATGACGGAATTTCCGTTGGAGAATATTTCTGAATACCCTGCGTATGAAAAGCACCTTTCAGAGCAACGCAAATATTATTTTGCAGCAGAGGCCGTAAGGCGCGGAACGAGGGACATCTATGATAAAGAGGATCAGTTTGATCTACTAAAGAATGAGACCTATGAGTATATAAAAGATGATTACGAGGACCCGGCTGAAAGTGGATTGGCTCGGTTGAAAATTGTTTTGAGAAGGGCAAGGAATTTTAATTCCAACAGATGCTGGCTGCTTCGTGATACCGACTGGATTGGCGTACCGCAGAAGAAGGGTCTATGTCACTTTCTTGTGAAAGACGGGACCATAGAAGGGTGGGTGAGAGATGACGATGGACAGGATATTTAATTCGATTTTTGAAAACACACTTCGTCTGTTGATCCTTCTGGACGAGTACGACATGCCGCAAACACTGGATATGCTTTACGCTGTGGATTTTATGGCAATGTATGGTCAGCCGTTCGGAATATCAGATCATAACCTGCACGGTGATAATGATCTGAAATACAGTGAATTTATCTCTCAGAGAGAACTTGTGAAGGAAGCACTGAAAGAACTTGTACTGGATAACACCGCAGAAGCAGTCAGTTACAAGAATGGGCTCTCTTACATCATTACGTCGGAGGGAGAAGATTACTGTAAGTCATTGAACAGTGAATATGCTTTTGAATACAGAAAATTAGCGCGCAAAGTGATAAATGCCTCTGAAGGGAAATCGGAGCGCACTCTTATTGCTACCATATATAGACTGTCAGAAAAATCGATCAATAAGGAGGTAAAACAATGAGTAGATTTCATATAACAAAGATTGCGGCCTCCGGGGAGAAAGTCAGGTATTCATCGGTAGATTTTAAGGATGGCGTGAATATTATTGAGGGTCCATCTAATACAGGGAAATCCTATGTGATCGGCAGTATAGACTTTATGTTTGGTGGTAAAGAAGTACCGTTTACGATAGACGATACAGGATATGATACTATCATCATGGAAATGAAATCTGATGATGGATATTCGTTCAAGGCAGAGAGAAAGATTGAGGTAGGCAACAGCGGAGAAAAAGGATCAAATGTTGTAAAGGTAAATACTGATCTTCCCAATGTGACAAAATATGAATTTAAGATAGGCACTGGAGAGTACAGCAGCCTGTTGTTAAAACTGATAGGGATTGAAAAGAGCCCGAAACTTATTGCGACACAAGCTCCATCAGATGAAGAGATGACTATTCGCACAATCTTTCATTTCTTTTTCCTGGGAGAAGAAAATATATTCGAAAAGAGTACAGCCTTTGATACCCCAGGCCATTCAAAAATCACGAAGAGTCTGACAGCACTTATATACCTTATCAACGGAGATGACCTGAATCGCTTTTTACCCAAAGTCAGTGTAGATGAACTTGAAAAAAGAGCCACACAAAAAGCAGGGGTCATCAGCTATCTTAATCAGAAAATTTCAGCTTTGTCTGAACAGAAAAAGCAACTTGAAGAAGCTATGGCTGCTGATGAAGACGTAGATATAGACGCCAAGATAGATGAGTTTGCTGTTGAGATCGAGAAGATAGAAAAGCGGATCGCAGACGCATCTGAAAATAGTCGCAAAATATTGGCACAGATATACGGCCAAAATGCAAAGCTTCAGGAAGCAAGGTTCCTGGGCAGCAGATACAGAGCGTTGCATTCTCAGTACATGTCTGATATAAAGCGCCTTAATTTCATTATAGATGGTGATGCCAAAGGTAAGGCAATCAAGCATAAAGATAACTGCCCCTTCTGTGGGCATGAGATGGATGCTGAGGAAGAAGACCATACCACCTATGTGGAGTCTGCCAAGGCAGAACTTGCGCGTATTAGGCTGCAGGTGGAGGATCTGGAAGCGACAGAGACTGATACTAAACAGGAGATAAAGGAGCTAGAAGCTTCACTGAAAGATCTGAATGCTCAGAATAGCAATATTACAAAGCTGCTAAATCAGGATCTTCGGCCTCATGTGGCAGAGCTGAGAAGCGCGGTTGCTGAGTATCGCAGAATTCAGCAACTAAGGCAACAGTTGGAATCCATCTCTTATATGTCTACGGAGCTTGGAACGGACGTATTTGAGAAGGAAAACGAAGAGGACGAAACAGCTACAAAGTTTGATGCGAAGAAAAACTTTGATAAAGATATCTGGAAAGAACTGAGCGATTCCGTCAACGCTATGATAAATGACTGTGCTTATACCGGAAGACCGGAGTCCCATCTTAACATAAATACTGCTGATGTTGTTGTCGGCGGAAGACAAAAGAAGAATCAGGGAAAAGGATATCGTGCATTCCTTAATACGATCATGCTTTTCAATCTGATGAAATATCTTGAAGTCAGCGGAAAGTATGCTGCACGCTTCCTGGTATTGGATTCTCCAATCCTGTCGTTGAAAGAGAAAAAATATGATATCAGTGAAACGGAAAAAGTCACTGTCGGAATGAGAGCTTCTCTGATTCAGTACATGATAGATAACTGCGGTGAAAATCAGGTAATCATTGCAGAAAATGAGCTCCCGGATAATGTGAATTATCATAATACCAATAGGATCATCTTTACGATGGATGACAGTGAGGACGAGCGTTACGGTTTCCTGCACGACGTAAGAAATCCTGAATAAGAGTAACATTCACAGATTGTATAAAAACAGAGGGAACTGCAATGAAAAGAACAATTAGTTACGATAAACTTTGGAAAAAGTTAATTGATAAGAAGTGGAATCGTACAAAGCTTAAAGATGAGAGTGGTATAAGTACCGCATCACTTGCCAAGCTTGGTAAGAACGCTAATATCACCACAGATGTGCTGGTGAAGATCTGCAATGCTCTTGATTGCGACTTCTCTGACATTATGGAAATGGTTCCTGATACAAGAACAGATATTGCGCAGGCGGCTCGGGAAGAGTCGAAAGACTGAAAGGATAGATCGTTATGGTAGATTATGCACCAGGAATGAGAACCATAATTCGTGATGAAGAATGGATGGTTAAGAAGGTCGAAAAAAATAATATGGGGAATAACGTCCTTTACTGCGTCGGCGTTTCACCACTGGTAAAAGATAAAGATGCTGTATTCTTGACGGACCTTGAGGATATAGCGGTTGTAGATCCCAAAGACGTAAAGCTGGTGATTGATGGCTCTTCCTATTTTCGCAGGACGCAGCTCTACATGGAAAGCCAATGGAGACAGCAGATACCTACTGATACAGATTTGCATATAGGAGACAAGGCAGCTATGGATATGATGCCTTTTCAGCTGGTACCTGCTCAGATTTCATTGAGAAGGCCGCGACAGCGCATCTTGATCGCCGATACAGTTGGACTTGGTAAGACATTAGAAGCAGGCATTCTTATGAGCGAACTGATTGCAAGGGGAAAGGGCAGAAGAATCCTTGTTGTTACGGTCAAGAGTATGATGACGCAATTCCAGAAGGAAATGTGGAATAGATTTACAATACCGCTTGTACGATTGGACTCCAAGAAGATCCATGACATTCGGGCTAAACTTCCATCAAACTATAACCCCTTTAGCTATTACGAAAAAACAATAGTTTCTATAGATACATTGAAAAGAGATGTGGAATATAGAACGCACTTGGAAAAGGCGTACTGGGATATTATTGTAATTGATGAAGCTCAAAATGTAGCTGAGCGCGGAGATCATCAGGCTCAAAGGTCAAGGCTAGCGAAGCTCCTGGCGGATCGTTCAGATACGATGATCATGCTGTCTGCTACACCACATGATGGCAGGGCAAAGAGCTTTGCATCACTTATGAATATGTTGGATCCAACAGCGATTGCCAATCCTGATGACTATACAAAGGACGATATCAAGGGACTCTGTGTCCGCCGCTTCAAAAAGGATGTGAAAGATCAGGTCAGTGGTTCTTTTCTGGAGAGAAGGATAGAACTAGAACGCTGTAAGGCATCGGCAAAGGAAGAGGCTGCGTTTAACATTTTTTCTGAAATGCAGCTACAGATGGATTTGAGTAAGACAAAAGCTCAAGGACAGCTATTCAAGACCAGCCTGGAGAAGTCACTCTTTTCAAGTCCGGCAGCTTGCATCAAGAGCATTGATGCGAGACTGAATAAACTGAGAAAGAAGTATTTAGATAATGAGATAAAGGATATTCGTGCGTTGGAGGAGTTGAAGACTGCGCTGGAGAATATCACACCGGCTGATTTTTCAAGATATCAACAGCTGCTCAAACTGCTCAGAGATAAGGAGTATGGCTGGACCGGTGAAACGGATGATCGTGTTGTTATTTTCACTGAGCGTATAGAGACGATGAAATATCTGGCTGTAAGACTAAGAGAAGATCTTAGACTTCCGGAAAATGCAATACAGGAGATCTCCGGAGCAATGAGCGATGCTGAACAGCAGACTATCGTTGAGAACTTCGGACGTGAAGAAGCCCCTATTCGTGTATTGGTGGCTTCTGACGTCGCATCGGAAGGACTGAACCTGCACTATCTAAGCCATAGGATGATTCATTTCGATATTCCGTGGTCTCTGATGGTGTTCCAGCAGAGAAATGGGCGTATTGATCGTTACGGGCAGCAGAAGCGTCCAGATATCCGCTATATGATGATAGAAAGCAACAATCCGTGCATCAAAGGAGATATGCGGATCATGGAGATACTTATCACAAAGGAGGAACAAGCTCTTAAGAACATTGGAGATCCTGCACTACTCCTGGGCAAGTTCTCTATTGAGGATGAAGAATTGGTTGTTTCTAACGCAATCGAGAGCGGATCTGACGCCGATGCCTTCGCTAGTACGCTGGACAGCGGAGAGACTGAATTTGACCCGTTTGAAGCGCTTATGGCTGCTTCAGCTGACACATCAGAGCCTGCAAAGGTAAAGAATGACGAAACTCTGTTTTCTGATTCAGACTATCTGTATCTGGCAATGGCGTATTTGAACCAATCGGAGAGTCATCCAGTCGAGAAGCTGCAGTCTGTTTCAGGAATGGAAGTAACAGTAACACCGGATATGAGAAAACGGCTTACAGCGCTCCTACCAGATGAGGCAATGCCGCAGGGCGATTATCTGAGATTATCCGATGATAAGGAATTTTGCATGGACGAAATGAAGAGAAGCATGCAGAACAATATGGCAGAGACTGCGTGGCCGAAGGTCCAGTATCTCTGGAAACAACATCCACTATTTACTTGGGTGAATGATAAGGGAGGACTTCTTTACGGGCGTGGAGAAGCTCCGCTGGTAGGTATCCCGGATAACATGGACCCAGAGGAAACAATATTTATCGTAACTGGCAGCATACCAAACAACAAATCCACACCGCTTGTGGATGAATGGTTTGCGCTTGAATTTGAGAATGGCATGTTTGTGAAAGGCATGTCCATGAACGAGATGCTGAAGCATACCGGATTCAGAAGTACGAAGATTCCGAACAGTGCCAGCCTAACAGAGGCAGATATAAAAGCTGCAGAGGATTTGCTTCCAGATGCCGTAAAGCATGCAAAAGAACATCTTAACGGTTTCTATCATAGCTATCAGGATAAAATCAAGCCGCTACTTGATGAAGAACTGGATAAGTTGGCAGAACTGGAAGACCGTCACAAATATTATCAGCTGTCACTGTTTGAAAGTGAGAGAAAGAAGAGCGAGCAGGAACGTATGGTAGATGAGTTATTTGATAAGTTTACGACTTGGGTTACCGATACCATGTCGATTCAGAATAATCCTTATATCCGGATTATCGCGGTAATGAAGGGAGTAGCAAGATGAGCATGGATTTAACCGGAATTACCAATCAGAACGAATATTACACGAACCATTACTTTTCGTCAATCTTTGAAGAGAATGCAGAAGAAACGATATCCGCATGGAGAGCGGAGGCCAAGGGCAGTGAAGAGATCAGGACGCCTTGGGCGCTTCTTAGAGATGTGGCCAGACAATACTATCCTATTCATGATCGTTTTCTGCGATCAAAATTTGATATGCAGACTTTGGTCAACATTCGCACTTTAGCGGATATGTATCTCAGCGCTCTGGGATATCCGGAAGCGAATCCGGAATGGATTGAGATCGATGACACATTGAATGTGCCGGTATATCTGGAAATGACTAAAGCAAACGGTGCTCCCGCATTATGGGTGCTGCTTGCAACATCGGATGATAAAGAGGCTGCCATACTTGATAAGTACTGCTTTGCAGCAGATGATATTGAGGAAGGGCTGTACGCTGTTCCTACAGATACACTTACTAATAGCACCAATGAAGATCTGATCACAAAAATCCTGTTTGGTCAGACTGAGCCGCCGCGTTTTATTCTGCTGATCGGCATGAATCAGATCGCACTAATCGATCGTAATAAGTGGAACGAAAAAAGATTTCTTCAGTTCGAGCTGGAGGATATCTTCAGCCGCCATGAGGAGTCGACGCTCCAGGCAATGGCAGTTCTGCTGCACAACAACAGCCTCTGCCCGGAAGAAGGACCAGCACTGCTGGATGAGTTGGATGCCAATTCACAGAAACATGCTGCAGGTGTATCACAGGATCTTAAATATGCGCTTCGAGAGAGCATCGAAATCCTAGGGAATGAAGTGCTTTACGATATGAGCACACGTCAGGGGCGTGATTTGGAAGAAAATCCAGTGGATGCAGGAGAGCTTACGCTTGAATGTTTGCGATACATGTACCGTATGCTGTTTGTGCTATTTATTGAAGCACGTCCGGAGCTGGGATACGCGCCGATCCAGAATCTGACCTATAAGACCGGATATTCTCTGGATAATCTGCGTGATATCGCTGATGACATCCGTGATGATGTAAAGGAGGTCGGCAGCGGATACTTCCTTCACGAGACACTTTCCAAATTGTATGACCTGATCTACAGCGGCTATCCAGAAACAGAAGAAGAACTGCTTAAGTATTCGCAGGAAGACAGCTTGCATGACATGTTTGTTATCGCACCACTTAAAGCACACATCTTTGATCCTGAATATACGAAGATGATCAGCAGGTCCAAGCTCCGAAATTCCGCCATGCTTCGAATCATAGATCTGATGAGCCTTACCAGGGAGACTGGCAGAAGAAATGACAGGCGCGGGCGTATTTCCTATGCAAATCTGGGGATAAACCAGATGGGATCAGTATATGAGGCACTGCTTTCCTACCGTGGATTTATCGCTGAAGATACTCTCTATGAGGTAAAGCGGGCAGGAGACAGCTTCAATGAGCTGGATGTCGGTTATTTCGTCAAGGAAGAAGAACTGGATCAGTATACAGAAGATGAGCGTGTCCGTTATGAGAAAAATGATCCGGACGGAAAATATAAAAAGGGACAGCTCCGCAAATATGAGAAAGGCACTTTTATCTATCGACTGGCCGGGCGCGAAAGAGAGAAGTCAGCTTCTTACTATACGCCGGAAGTATTGACGAAGTGCCTGGTCAAGTACGCGCTGAAGGAACTGCTGGAAGGAAAGACAGCCGATGAGATCCTTCATCTGACTGTCTGCGAGCCTGCCATGGGCTCCGCAGCCTTCCTGAACGAGGCTATTTCGCAGCTTGCAGAAGCATATCTGGACAGGAGACAGAAAGAACGCGGCGAAATGATCCCGGCCAATGACCGTCTGAAAGAGCTTCAGAAGGTCAAGATGTATATGGCTGACCGTAACGTGTACGGTATCGACCTTAATCCGGTTGCTGTAGAACTGGCGGAGGTTTCACTGTGGCTGAATACCATCTATGAAGGCGGTTTCGTGCCGTGGTTCGGCACGCAGCTGATCAACGGCAACTCCCTGATCGGTGCCAGAAGACAGGTCTATCATGAGTCTGCACTTACAACGACATCCAAAGGATTGCACTGGTATGAGAATGCTCCAGAGCGCGTGCCGCTCGGGACAGAACGTAAAAAGAAGACCGGGTATGCGCAGATCTATCATTTCCTGCTGGGTGATCCCGGTATGTGCAGCTATTCTGATAAGGTGATCAAGTCTCTTGAGCCCGACAACATCAAGAAGATGAAGGACTGGAACAAGAAATTCACTGCACCTTATTCCATGAATGATCTTGCAACGCTCAGAAGCTTGAGTGAGGTTATCGATGAACTGTGGGATAATCAGATAAAATTACGTCAGGCGGTAGAACATGAAACTCAGGATAAATTGTCTGTCTACGGCTGGGAAGATGATGTAGCAGATTCCCATACTACCATACGCCAAAAAGACCAGATCTATTCAAAAATATATAAATCTGAACATATGAAGAACGCCGGTCCGTACGCAAGACTTAAGTTTGCTATGGATTACTGGTGCGCGCTCTGGTTCTGGCCGATCGACAAAGCAGATATGCTTCCGAGCCGCAGCGAGTTTCTCAACGACATGAACCTTATCCTGGTCGGAACTCTCTCCACCAAAGGGAACAGCAACATGCTGGAGTATCAGCAGCTAAGTCTGTTCCCGACAGAACAGGAGGAGATTGCAATAAAGATCAAGGATCTTTTCCCAGAACAGAACGTTGTTGATATCGATAATCTTTGCACTCTTTTTCCGAGGCTTGCGTTGGTGAGAGAAATCGCTGAACAGAATCACTTCATGCATTGGGAACTGGAGTTCGCAGATCTTTTTAAGGAGAGAGGGGGATTTGATCTTGTAATTGGAAATCCGCCATGGATAAAAATTGAATGGAATGAACAGGGAGTTCTTTCAGATAGTCATCCAATGTTTGCAGTGAAAGAGCTTTCTGCTGCACAAACCACTAAACATAGAGAAAATGTTTTGCGAAATCCATATACCAAAGCACAATATTTTTCAGAATATGAATCTATTTCAGGTGAGCAGGCTTTCTTAAATGCACTGGAAAACTATTCATTGCTAAAAGGGCAACAGGCGAACCTCTTTAAGTGTTTTCTTCCGCAGTCATGGACTTTTGGAAGCTCGGTGGGAGTCAGTGCATTTGTTCACCCTGATGGTGTTTATGATGATCCTAAAGGCGGATCACTTAGGAGGCAGTTATACCCAAAATTAAGAAAGCACTTTCAATTTACAAACGAACTAAAATTATTTGCAGAAGTAGATCATCATATGGGGTTCGGATTGAATATTTATTGTAATAAGCCCACGGATACTTTTGACACAATTAATAATTTATTTGCGGCTTCTACTATTGAACAGTGCTATGACAATTCGATTCATGGGGATATACCTGGAATTAAGGACGAAAAGGGGAACTGGTGCGTTAATGGCCATCCGAATAGAGTTATCAGTGTTGGGAAGAGAGAACTTGAGCTCTTCGCTAAGCTCTTTGATAATGATGAAAATTGGAGGCAGGCAAAATTACCTATAATACACGCAAAAAAGATTTTACAGACACTTGAGTGTTTTTCAAAGCAAGAACGCACGTTGGCAAAAGAAAGCCAAAATATCTATACAACTGAAATGTGGCATGAAGTTAATATGCAGAAAAGTGGGATTATCAAACGGGATATTCATTTTCCAAGTACTGAAATCGAAATGATATATTCTGGCCCTCATATCAGCGTAGCAAATCCATTGTTTAAAGCATCAAGAGCCATATGTAAAAATAATAGTGATTATGACAATATAGATATCTCTCTTATAAAAAAACATTATATGCAACGATGCAATTATATACCAGCATGTGATATTAGCAACTATTGTAATGCTATTCCGGTAACTCCTTGGGGAGAGCGTGTGGATAGAACATATCGATTGTTTGCAAGAAAAATGCTAAATCAAAGCGGTGAACGTACTTTGATATGTTCAATTGCGCCGGCTGGTACAACGCATATTAATGGCATTATTGGGTTTGTCTTTAAAAATGACGGAGACATGCTTTTGTCTAGTGGATTATGGGCATCACTTCCTTATGACTTTTTGATAAAGACGTTAGGAAAGGCAAATTTGAATTTTGATAGCGCTGCCTCATTTCCAGTGACAACTGGATTGTACAACTCTGAAATTAAAGTTCGGTCTCTACTATTAAATTGTTTAACAGATCTTTATGCAAAATTGTATAATCGAAGTTTTATCCAAGAATTTAGAACTATGTCATGGACAAATAAAGATGCAAGACTTGGAAGTAAAGTCTTTACGGATTTGCCTTCTTCATGGAATATGGACGCACCATTAAGGACAGATTATAGGAGACATCAGGCTTTGGTTGAACTTGATGTATTGACATCTATGGCATTAGGAATGACTTTGGACGAATTAATTTCAATATATCAGATTCAATTTCCTGTTCTTCAGCAACATGAAGCTGATACCTGGTACGATACTAATGGAAGAATCGTATTTACAAACAATCGTAGTTTAGTGGGAGTAGGTTATTCGCGTTCTGAGTGGGAAAATGGAATCAAAGGTGCTCCTGCTGGGCAGAAGTTTTATCGCACCGTTACCGATGATACCATACCTAGCGGCCCAATAGAGCGCACAATCGAATATGTCGCACCTTTTGATTGCTGCGACCGTGTAAAAAATTATGAGACGGCATGGAAATTCTTTGAAGAAAAATATAAGGATGCCAATAAGTAAACAAGATAAAGGAGGCTGTGCAGTATGTTACCTTCCATACTTGCCAAGCAATTGGAAAAGGGAATCGGGGATTATATTGAGACCACGTTCCCGATGACAAATGAACCTTTCATGGGTTCCATCAGAAAAATGTTAGATACACAGGACTCAGTCTATCATGAGCCCTATGTATCCGTGCGTCTTCCTTTCCGGGTGGCAGAGAATATGCCGGATTGCTTTAAGGCTATACATCCTGCATACCTTCCATATGTTCATCAGGATATGGCTTTTCACAGACTGACGGGAGACGATGGAAGATCTACACTGATCGCTACCGGAACAGGTTCCGGTAAGACCGAGTGTTTCCTGTATCCGATCCTGGAGTACTGCTATAAGCATCGAGGAGAGAAGGGTATAAAGGCGCTGATCATCTACCCAATGAACGCGCTTGCTACTGATCAGGCAAGGCGTATTGCGGATCTTATCTATAAGAGTCCGGAACTTAAGGGAAATGTCACTGCCGGTATGTATGTGGGCGGACATGAACATACTCCTAGCCGTATGATGTCGGAAGATAATGTCATTACGGATCACGATACACTTCTGAATGCACCCCCGGATATCCTGATGACGAACTATAAGATGCTGGATTACCTGCTGGTTCGTCCTAAGGATGCCGGTCTGTGGAAGGACAATGCTCCGGACACACTGAAATATATAGCTGTCGACGAACTGCATACTTTTGACGGAGCTCAGGGAACTGATCTTGCTTGTCTGTTAAGGCGTCTTAAATTGCGACTTTGGACACCTGCAGGTTATCTTTGCTGTATTGGAACGTCTGCTACGATGGGCTCCAAGGACAATGGAAAGGGCATTATTGAATATGCCTCTGAGATATTTGGAGAGCCTTTTGAAGAGAACGCTGTGATCATGGAAGACAGGCTTTCTCCTGCAGAGTTCTTTGCTGGCAGCGGCGTGACTGATTTTACGGTTCCGTCAAATGAACAGATAAAGAAGCTTATCGAGCTGGAAAAGCAAGATGATGAGGAAGCCTATATTGCCGAAGCTGCAAAGGCATGGGTGGAAACCGGAGATATGGATATCACGACTGATGAAGGGAAAATAGGCCTTGTCGAGGATCTGATGCATCACAGCTTTATGCAGGCGATGATCTCCTTCATGAAGGGAAACTACTATCAGGTTTCCTCTATTATAGAAGAACTGAGTGTGAACTATCCGGTACTGAAAGAAATGGAATATCCGACGGATGCTGTCAATGCGTTGCTTGCCCTCATATCTTATGCCAGAACTGGATCAGCAGGACACCTGCGTCCTTTCTTGAATGTTCAGGTACAGCTCTGGATGAGAGAACTTCGACGTCTCTTGGCTAAGGTTTCTCCCAACATGGTCACTTATTCCATCGCGCATGATCTTAACACCCAGCAGGCGAAGCAGTATCTGCCGGTCGTCAACTGCCGTGACTGCGGTGCTACCGGTTGGACCTCTATATTAAGTGAGCGAGGCAATGCTACGATCACTAGCCTGGAGGCATTCTACAATCTGTACTTCAAGGCGGATGACAAGATCGTCATGATGTTCCCGCACAAGGAGAATGACCAACCTTGGGGGTTTATAGAAGCCGGACTGTGCCCAGACTGTCTGCAGGTGAAAATAGGCGAAGATGCTTCCGGTTCCTGTGATAACTGCGGCGCTGACTTGGTGAGGGTTTTGATCCCGAATCCTATCAAAACAACAGGTTCAAAGAGCCATAAACAGTTCGTGTGTCCATTCTGCGGATCAAAGCGTGGGATCTCCCTTATGGGTCTGCGGAGTGCTACGGAGATCAGCACCAGCATTTCCCAACTGTTTGCTTCAAAATTCAATGATGATAAGAAGACGCTGGCCTTCTCTGATAACGTCCAGGATGCTGCTCATAAGGCAGGATTCTTTAACGCCAGGACCTGGAGGTTTGGATTCCGCAGTGCGCTGCAGCGTTATGTGGAAGATGGCGGCGCAGGGCAATCGCTGGCGGATTTTACAAAGGGATTTATTGATTACTGGCATGGAAAATTGGATATCGAGAGTTTTGTCAGTTTTTTCATAGCACCGAACATGACATGGATGCATGCTTACGAGGATATGATCCAGAACCGGAGGCTTGGAAAGGATTCTTTCGCAAAGAAGCTTGTGTCTGATATAGAGAAGCGTATCTCCTATGAGATCATGCTTGAATACGGTCTTACCAGCCGAATAGGGCGGACACTTGAAAAGTCCGGATGTTCCTGCCTGGAGTTCCTTACGGAAGAATTACTGGAAATCGCAGGGAACGTCCTAGAGCGTGTGGATAATGAGATCGGTACACTTACCAATACACCGCTTAAGAGATATGAACAAATGGTGGCGGGCTACATCAATATCATGCGGCAGAACGGAGCGTTTGACGATGATGCCTTCAGCTTGTATCTGAAGGGAAACGGAAACACCTATCTACTTTCCAAAGACCGTGTCAGCTGGATGCCTGGAAGGCAGTCAGGACGAAATACGCCGCGATTTATCTTCAAGCAGAACAGTCCTGCAGGAAAAAAGAACTTCAATTTCGATACTGTAGCTGAGAAAAAGTATACAGACTGGATCTCATCGTGCTGTGATGAGTTCATTATCGAGCCATCTACATTCGTGCAGATCAGTCAGATCATCCTGGAAGAGTTTGTGAAGTCGGGGCTTGTGGTGACGATTCCCGCTGCAGCGGATTACGTGGTCTACGGAATTGACAAAAATAAAGTATACATAACAGATAAAGTCCTGCAGATGAAGTGTGATACCTGCGGCATCGGCTATTCTGTAGCGGAAGACAACAGAGAATTCTGGGAAGGCGCCCACTGTATGAGAAGTGTGTGCGGCGGCTCCTTCGAGGCAGAAGAGAGCGATGAACTGGATTATTACGGCAAGCTTTTTACTTCCGGTGATATCGCAAGAATAAATGCCAAGGAACATACCGGACTTCTGGAAAGAGATGACAGAGAGGCCTTGGAAATCGATTTCAAGAGAGACAAGAATAGTCAGAAGCTATGGGATCCAAATATCCTCTCCTGTACGCCGACACTTGAAATGGGTATTGATATCGGCGATCTTTCTACCGTCATACTATGCAGCATGCCGCCTGCACAGGCGCAGTTCCTGCAGCGTACTGGACGTGCCGGTCGTAAAGACGGCAACGCCCTGACACTGGCTATAGCTGCGGCAAGACCACATGATCTGTATTTCTATGCGGATCCTCTGGATATGATGGAAGGCAGTGTGCAGCCGCCGAAGATCTTCCTGAAGGCATCTGCGGTACTGGAAAGACAGTTTGTGGCATACTGCATGGATTCTTGGGTGAAGAGAGGCGTAAGTGAACAGTCTATCCCCAAAAACGTAGGAACAATCCTGGGCAAACTGGAAAGCCATCCGATGGACATGTTCCCGTTTAATCTTCTGAATTATGTCCAGAATAATCTTACGCATCTACTGAACTCATTTATCCAACTGTTCGTGCAGTACCTTGATGATACGGCGAAGCAGGAGCTTAGGGACTTTGCTCAGGGCGACAGGCTGAAAAAGAGCCCGATGCATATGAGCATACTGGAATCATTTCAGGCTCTTAAGAAGCAGAGGGATTCATTGTCGGGGAGCATTGCCCAGCTCAAAGATATGGTCAAGGATTTGGAGAATAAGCCCAAGGATTCATCTTATGAGGATGAGATCAAGGAGCTGAAGGCGGAGGAGGCAGCTCTTATCAATGTTCTGAAGGAACTAAATAAAAAAGATGTCTTCAATTTCCTTTCAGACGAAGGACTTCTGCCTAACTATGCCTTTCCTGAAGCAGGAATCATTCTTAAAGCGATCCTGTATAGGAAGGATGAAGCGGAGCCTTCTGAGGAAGATGCAAAGAAGAAATACAAGAAATCTGTTTATGAATACAGTCGTAGCGCTTCTGCGGCGATCAGCGAGTTCGCACCGAATAACAGTTTCTATGTAGAGGGCAGAAAGCTGACGATCGACCAGATCGATCTGACTAGCTCTCAATCCACCAAGTGGAGGCTTTGTCCGAATTGTTCGCATGCCCAGATCGAAGAGGCCGGAAAGAATACAGCGTGCTGTCCGCAGTGCGGAAGTCCTGCATGGGCTGATACCGGTCAGGTCAGAAACATGCTGAAGGTCCAGATGGTGTATTCAAATATGAACTATACGAAGAGCCTGATCTCCGATGATAGCGATGACCGGTCAAACGTTTTCTACTGCAAGCAACTGCTGGTAGATGTGGACGAAGACCACGATATCTCCAGCGCTTATCAGATGGACAATGAGGAATTCTCATTTGGATATGAATTCGTTAAGAAGGCAACTTTGAGAGAGATCAATTTCGGCGAAAGCGATATGGTCGGAGAGAAGCTGTCCGTATCAGGGGTTGAAGATGTTCGGAAGGGCTTCAAGATATGTAAATACTGCGGAAAGATTCAGCCGGATCAAGGGAAACCGGTCCATACATTTTACTGCAAGACAAGAAAGATGCCGGCCTTCAGCACAGACCCTTATGAAGAGTGTCTGTTCCTGTACAGAGAATTCACAACAGAGGCTCTGAGAATCCTCATTCCTGCGACTACCATGGATTCGTCAAATGTAAGAACGGAATCTTTCACGGCTGCGTTTATGCTTGGCATGAAGGAATATTTTGGAAATGTGGATCATCTCCGAGCAACGGTCAGTGAAGTTCCCGTACCGGATGCGGATTACAGAAAACAGTACCTAGTAATCTACGATTCTGTACCTGGCGGTACCGGGTATCTGAAGCAGCTTATGAATGAGAAGAATTCGTTAATCGACATATTCGAGAGGGCGCTTCTCAAACTGGAACAGTGCGCCTGCAAAGAAGATCCACAAAAGGACGGTTGCTATCACTGCCTGTATGCTTACAGACAGAGTCAAAATATTGGCAATATCTCCAGAAGTACGGCGTTAAGGATCCTGAGATCCATATTGAGTGGAAAGGATAACCTGACCAAGATAGAGAAGCTTGCCAGCATTCCAGTCAATTCGCTGTTTGACAGCGAGCTGGAACGGAGGTTTGTTGAAGCTATCGCTCAGATGGGAAACGAGAATCGGAAGGTGGATATCTCAAAGTCACTGATTTCCGGCAAGGAAGGCTATATCTTAAAGATCAACGATCAGACCTGGGAGATCGAGCCGCAGGTGCTGCTGGATGCTACACAGGGTGTCACGGTGACCTGCAAGCCTGACTTCTTGATCAGCCCTGTTGGCAAGTCTGACAAGCTGCCTGTCACGATATTTACAGATGGATTTATCTACCATAAGGACAAGGTGGCGGATGACACGTTGAAGAGAGAGGCCATCCGTAGGAGCGGGAGATACCGTGTATGGAGCCTAAGTTGGAGAGATGTGCAGTCCGTTTTTGCCCAGCAGGGTGATTATTATACGCCATCTCTTGCATACGAAAAGATGCCTTCCGGAGCAAAAATGTATCAGCCTACAGTTAGCGCTGCGAAGGCAGATGCAATCAAGCCGGGGAAGATGTCTGCTATGGAGCTTCTGATGCGATACCTGGAAATTGACGAATCTGATAAGCTCTTTAAAGCGCATGCCAGGGGAATCGCCCTTTCTCTTCTGGAACCTACAAAGGCTGCAAGTTCTATAGATTTTGTAAACTGGAATGATGTGACCGCCAAGGTAAACGGACAGACGCATTATACGGAAGATGAGTTCGTACAGCCAGGGACATTCTTTGGAACATGGATTCCCCGGAGTGACAATACGCATTTGTATATGTATGCCGGAATACTTGCCTCAAAGATGAAAGCCGACAGTAATGCGCAGGTGTCCGTATGTGCAGTACTGGATGACCTAAAGAATTCCAGGACTGACAAGTATGAGCAGGAGTGGAACGGCTTCTGGCAGTTCAGCAATGTGATGCAGTTCGATGATCAGTTTATAGCTGTGTGTTATTCTGGACTCGATAATCAGGCCTATTCTGCATTGCCAACAGGTAAGGTCGAGACGGCAGCAGAAGATAATGCACCTGCAGAGACTGCTGCGGAGGCATGGGATGAGATCAAGAGCATGCTATTCGATGATATCAGCAAGAAGGTTGCGGATGAGTGCAGGTACAGAGGCATTCCTGCACCGGAAGAAGCCGGATATGAGCTTGCTGATGATTCGGGAGAAGTTATCGCCGAGATTGAGCTTGCCTGGACAGAAAAGAAGATCGGATATATGACAGAAGACCAGCAGGCAGATAAGGAGAAGGCGAACGAAAAGGGCTGGAAGATATTTACGGCATCAGAAGAAATAGATGATGCGTTCAAGGAGGTATAAGACATGGAGGCAGCAGCAAAAGTAGCAATATCCGCTGATTTCCTTACGGCATTTGCGGCTTTGCCACGGCAGATCCAAGGGAAGGTCACGGAATTCATCAATAAGTTCCGTAACAACCCACAGTCTCCGGGAATCAATTACGAGAAGATCACCGGAGGCATAGACAAGAAAATATGGTCGGTTAGGATCGATGAGACCTATCGTGGAATCACGGTACGACAGCCGGAGACCGGAGTCTATCTGCTTCTGTGGGTAGATCATCATGATGAGGCTTATGCCTGGGCACGCAATAAAAAGTGTGAGATCAACCCAAAAACAGGCGCCATTCAGGTCTTTGATATCGTAACCACGACTGTTGTGGAGCCTGCAGCACAGGATTTTGTGCTGTTTGCCGAAGCTACGGATGAAGCACTGATCGAGCTGGGAGTTCCGGAGGCACAGATCCCATTTGTAAGATCTATTGGTGACGCAAAAGAGTTTTATGCGAAGAGGGGGAGCTTTTCTGCAGATACCTTCGAGGCATTGTCGTGGGTTGTGGAAGGCATTTCCATCGACGAAGTAATAGAGCTTTTCGACGAGGAAAAACAGGACAGCAATCCTTCAGAGAATCTTGCAGATGCACTGGAGAGCCCACTGTCATTAAAATCCTTCGTTGTTGTTGAGGGTGAAGATGAGCTTCGCCGCATCATGGCCGAGCCGCTTGAAAAATGGCGTGTTTTCCTTCATCCGACTCAGAGAAAGATAGTAAATAAAAACTATTCAGGAGCTGCAAGAGTTCTGGGTGGTGCAGGAACAGGCAAGACCGTTGTAGCAATGCACAGGGCAAAGCATCTAGCAGCAGAACTGAAGGATAAAGAGAGAATCCTATTTACTACATTTACAGCAAACTTAGCTTCTGATATCAAGGATAATCTTAGAAAAATCTGTTCATTGGAAGAGTTCAGAAGGATTGATGTAATCAATCTGGATGCATGGGTATCACAGTTTCTAAGGGAGCATGGATATCAGGCGGAGATTGCCTATGATGAAAAGGTTGGTAAACTCTGGGAAGAAGCAGTTATGGAAAATGATTTTTCCGGCGAATTCTCGGAAAGCTTCTATGAGGATGAATATAACCGTGTAGTTGTCGCGCAGGAGGCCTTTTCACTTGAAAAGTATGCAAAAGTTAGCAGGACAGGGCGCGGGACCAGATTGAACAGAAAAAAGAGAATACAGATCTGGAAAGTTTTTGAAACCTATCATAATCTGATGAAAGAAAGACAGGTCAGAGACATTAATACGGCTATGTATGAATGCAGGCTTCTGATTGAGAAGACTTCTTCGGAAACCAGGTATAAGCATATTATCGTAGACGAGGGGCAAGATCTGAGTGCCAATGCATTTAGATTGCTCAGGACAATCGCAGGGGAAGAACATGAAAACGATATCTTTATTGTCGGAGATGCTCATCAAAGAATCTATAAGAATAAAGCTGTATTGTCGAAGTGCGGTATCAATATTAGAGGTAGGAGCAGTGTCCTAAGGATCAATTATAGAACGACGGAAGAAATTAGGAAGGCGGCTTTTGCGATGCTTAACGGTATTTCTTTTGATGATCTGGATGATTCCTTTGATACCGGTGATCGTTGCCAGTCTCTGACACATGGAACGGCGCCGGAGATAATGAATGCAGCAAACGCAAATGAGGAATTTGATTTTATTCTTGAAAAGGTCAAAGGACTGATAGACGAAGGTGTGTCGGCTAAGAACATCTGTATCGTTGCCAGGACACATAAACTGCTGGACGATTATATTACTCACTTTACATCATGCGGAATCCGATGCTATGAGATTAAAGGAAACAAGGCGGATGATCGTGGACTTGAGGGTGTACGTGTCGCCACGATGCACAGGGTTAAGGGATTGGAATTCCAGTATGTATTTATAGTGGCTGCAAACAACAGGATAATACCTTTGGCATCGGCAATTGACTACACGGACGCAGTTAGTGAACAGGAATCGATGACGGCAGAAAAGTGTTTGCTTTATGTGGCTCTTACCAGAGCACAGAAGGCAGCATATATCAGTGGATATGGGAAGATGTCTGAGTTCCTGCAGACAAAATAGTGAGGTGATTTAATGGCAGGTAAAAAGACCTTTTCAGAGGTCCTTCGTAATCCTTATACCGGAGAAGTTATTGAGATAACAGCTACAACTGAAAATGCCCTGCAAAATAAAATAAACAAGCAGAACAAGATTTGGGAGAAAGAGCAGGCTGAATGGGAGCACCAGCAATATGTAGATGAGCGGTATCAGTATGTTCAGCAGATTGATCAGGAAAACTGGGAACTGATGAATAACTTAAGGCATCATATGCTCTCGTATATTAGAAGGTGGTCGCCATACTATTATTATGATAGCTTAAAAAGAAAGAGAAATTATTCTCAGATAGAGGCTCCGCCGACTATAAAAGCAATCTCAAGGGAATTGAAGGTCCCTATAAAAATAGGAGCGTGGGAATTCTTTTCAGAAGACCGCAAGAAAAAGCGTATCGCCGCAGAAAAGAATGCTCAGCAAGTGTTGAAAAAACGTACACAGGAATACAATGACCTAGCCGTTGCATATGATCAAAAAAATGCAGAATATAATTTAAAAATAGATGAACGCCATCAGGAAATGCAAGATGGAAATCAACAGGAAATTACAGATTTTTGTTCGTGGGTAATAGAACAAGATTGTGACTTTATGCAAGGATATTATATTAACTTCAAGATAGAAAAATCTCTGCATTATGATCCTGGCTCAAGAATGCTTTCTATAGATGTCAAATTGCCGGGGATTCGACAAATTCCGGATGTTGAATATTACCAATATGAGGAGAAAAAGGACAACGTCAAGGGAAAAAGAATGACACAGTCGAATTTCAAGGCATTATATAATCATATTATATGTGATATAGTCCTACGAATTATCTGTGTCATTTATGAATCAGATGAGTATGAACTGGTTGATAATGTAGTCATCAATGGTTACAGGATTTATCTTGACCGAAGCCGGGGAAAACACATAAATGATTGCATTATCAGTGTGAGCCTCAACCGTAAGGATTATAATGATATATACTTGCGTAATGCGGATGGGGAGGAAGTCGTCCGCAGAATAAATAATAATGTCTCGGCAGATATGACATCAGAACCAATAAGAGCTTTACCATTATATGATAGCGGAAACCTGAATGTGTATTATGTTAGAGGTTAAAATCACAGCGGCTTACCAGGAGTGTTCCGGTAGGTCGCTGTTTTGCTGTTAGTCTTTCTGATAAAATTGACATTCATATCCATCGGCCCGGAGCAGCAGACCGGAGATCCATGGAGGGGTTCTTCCCATCTGTTCACAGACCACGTGGAAATCCACGCCTGGGTTGCATTCGATGATCAGCTCATCGTGCACATGCCCGACGATAAAGCAAGAGGATAGAGTCTGCATGCTGTAGCAGAGGATATCACGACTGATGGCCTGGACCAGATTCTCTACGATCTTCGGACCATAACTTTCAATCCGGGACCAGTGCTTCGTGCTGTCGTTACCCATGTATGTGATGCTTTCGCCGCCGAACTGATTCTCACCTATCCGGGGTTTTACATAAGAGAGGTGACGGCCAGATGGAAGCTCGGCAAAGAGCATGCCACCTTTCCAGAGGAAGGATATTATCCCGACTTTAGTGGTGATGCGTTGCTTAATGGCAGTCTTAGCGGCATTGTCGATGTCCCACCAGTATTGAACAATATTCGGGTTTGAGTTCCGCCAGGACTCAACAAGGCCAGGAAGCTCATCCTCTGAAAGGCCCATGTCCAAGGCGCCCATCGCTTTGAGAGCGCCCACGCTGCCGCCGTAGCCGAGTGCGAGCTCTGCAATTTTCCCTTTTTGTCGAAGTTCACCGTTTATACCGTGTTTTTCAACTGGAACTCCAAACATGTGACTTGCACTTTCACAGTAGATATCACCGTTACCCGCAAAGACATCAAGGCGCCACTGCTCGCCAGCAAGAAAGGATAGCACGCGTGCCTCGATGGCACTGAAGTCTGATACTACATACCTGTATCCGGGTTTTGGAATGAAGCTGGTCCGGATTAGCTGACTCAGCACGTCCGGGATATTGTCATAAAGCATATCAAGAGATTCATAGTCGCCTTGACGAACAAGCTCACGGGCTTCGGCCAGGTCTGGCATGGAATTGCGATAGAGATTTTGTAACTGTACAATACGGCCGGCAAAGCGACCGGTACGATTGGCGCCATAAAAACGGAACATCCCACGGCAGCGGTTATCATTGCAGGCAGCAGTATCCATTGCAACATACTTCTTGATTGAGCTTTTTGAAGACTGCTGACGGAGACGTAGTACTTCAGCTACCATATCAGGGGCTTCTGGTATCAGCTTAGCGACGTCTTTCTTGCCGAGACTGTTTGTTTCTACATTATTATCTGAAAGCCAGCCTTTAAGCTGCGCGACAGAGTTTGGGTTTTCCAGACCAGTCTTATTTTTCATTTCCTCAGACAAATGTTCCTGGGTAATTTCACTCATCCGAATGGCATTATCAACAAGCTGCCGATCGATCAGTATGCCGCGATCATTTATTTCTTCAGAGAGGTGGTATTCATCCCAGACCAGGTCCGGAACAGGGTAGTTCTGCAAGCGTTTATGGATCTGCATTTCAACCTCGACATCACGCTTATTATATAATTTGAAAAGGGCCCATTTATCGGGAGCGTGCTCTGGAAGGTTTCTGTTCCTGCCGCCGTTTATCTTCGTAGGTTTGCAGGGAACACAGAAATACCGAATCAGATCCTTTCCCTCTTTAAGTTTCTGCTCGTCTAAGCCAAGGACCACGCCGACCGGTTCGAGAGACTGGGGCAGTCCGTTATATGCTGCAAGCACCATGCTGCAGCGCCAGGAGACAGGATTTAAGTAATTTCCGACCGTGTCTTCTGGAATGCTGTAGCGGCAGGGCGTGAAGCCATTATCCGTATTATCGAGATACTGCGGGTAATGCCGTAACAACCAGGCGGACAAGCAGATGCGTTCAAAGGAAGCATTGAAGCTCCATTTGATCACATCGTCATCTGCGATTGCGGCGATAAGCTCATCGGGAACTGTGTCTCCGGAAGTAAGGTCATATACGTCAACTGGGCCGTCGTTGATAGAGGCGCCTAGAAGTAAAATTTCAAAGTTGGGAGACTCGGCATATTTGTAAACACCTGCTTTGACAAGATTTATGTCGCTATATGTTTCCAGGTCCAGCGATAGGGTCTTTATTTTTCCCAATATTGTCACCATCCTTAAGTAAAGATACGGGCAGAAGATAGCTCTGCCCGCATCAAGTTTGATATTACTGCTTATCTGTGAATTCATCCGCGAGTTTCTGTTCCTCGCGCTCTTTGCGCTTTTTTTCCTTGCGATCACTGACTTTTATCCAAATCCAACTGAATAGGGTTCCAAGGCAGATGACCACATTGATTGTCGTGCAGGTTATTATAACCTGCTGATATACATTCTGCATGTGTTACCTCCTATCAGCTTAAGAAGTCGTCGTCATCGTCTACGTTGAAATCGTCTTCAGCTCTGGACTTACCGCCGAGAGGTTCACCGTCGCGGATCTTTTGAAGATTGTTCAAGCCACAGGCGATGCCGCGGTTGCCGTTACTGTTAAATGCATAAAGGTTGATGCTGGCTCTGCCATAGACGCCGCTGTAAACCTCTGATCTATCAAGAATCGGGTTAAGATCTGCATCAACGATTCCAGGTGCTGTACCGGAATTTGCATTTATGAAGTAGCTATTCGCATAAGCCGGATCGCCGGGACGCTCTTTATCACCGTCACGCAGCGGAGTTTTTATAGTATCAAGTGCTGGTACTACCTTTCCATTGCCTTTAAGTTTTGATTCGCCTTCCTCATATGCTGCCTGAATTGCGGCCTGAATCTTATTTAAGGTAACCGTGTCAGACTTCGGAATGATGAGTGAAACACTGTACTTCGGTGTGCCGCCATTGATGGACTTTGGATCCCATACGTTTGCATAGCTGAAGCGTGTGTTAGTTCCTGTGATAACTTTCGTCGGGTTATTAATCTTAGACATATTATTTTCCTCCATTGTCATTAAAATCATTTACTGCTGTATTAACTGCCGGTCTCTTGTCAGATTCCGGAACAAGTGCTGGTTTTCCGGGCGGTTTGTATATGAGCCCGCCCAGGAGCTCGTTGAATTGATCTTTTCCAAGCATAGTGTTCATGGCAGTTATGCCTATGAGCTTTTGCTCGTATGGATTGTAGCCCGCTTTTGTGACAACCATAGCTACGGCAGTTTCGTCTGTGTATTTACGGTTGGATCTGCCTTCGACTACTTTCCATCCATTAAAGTGGGTACCGGATTGTGATTTTGTCAGGGCATAGTTCTTTATGTCATTTCCCCAAGCAATGAGCTGATCTATCTTGCCAAGAATCGATGCGATCTCAAGCTCGTCAAGGGTATCTGGCTTAGCAAAGTCATATTTGGCAAGCTCTAAGTTATGTTCAGCTCGCTTTCTGCAGGTTGCTTTCACTTTGCAGAACTGACAGTGATCGCCGGCTTTGAATTCACCCTTGCCCTCGTATGCAAGTTTTGCCGTGGGAGCAAGCACCATATTAGCCCAGTTTAATAGGTCTGACTTACTGATGCTCCAGGTAGAAATGTTGTCGCGTCTTGGCTGGAAGATCGTCATGGTTACACGGTCGACGTCGTAGAGATCACCGAAGGCGTCTATGGCTCCGAGTGCATAACACATCATCTGACTATTATTTTCTGCTTCCACCAGGACACCAAGACCATGTTTGTAATCAATGATCTGCAATACCTGATCTGCTAAAATGACGCAGTCACCGGTGCCGAATCCGTTTTCTACCCAGCGCGAGAAGTCAAGCTGCTGCTCTATGAAGATCATCGGGTCAGGGCAATACTTCTTTGCCGCTTCCAGCTGCTGCAGAACATATTCGCAATATTCTTCCGCACAATTTTGCATCTCCATATTGTAGTAAGTAAGATTCTCAGATGGATCTTTAACATCGTGTCCCAGAGCTTTTTCTACTAGGTAGGCACAGAGCTCATGACAGTCGGTTCCTTCCTGGGCGTAGGAGCTGCTCTGATCTGGAATACTCTCACAAAGCTTCGCGGAAGGTGGACAGTTCAGCCACCTGTGTGATGCGGAAGCGGAGAGAAATGCATGCTTAGCCATTAGCGATCACCTTTGCTTCCTCAGCTACGGCTGCGTAGTCATTCTCATTCAGATCGCTTAATCGGCTCACACCATACTTCTGAAGAAGTGCTTTGGCTTCTGTCTTCTTGCCCTGGCCAGATAGACCAGCCATGATACCGCGGACGTCTTCGAAGCTATACTTCTTTGGCTCGGCTACATTACTAGGGAGCGGGGCGCTTTCTTTCTTCTGTGGAAGGGTGGTCTTATCAGATACCGAGAAGATTGCTTTCATATCGTTAAGTGATTTGATTACTACTTCTGCACAGGAAAGAATGTTCTTACCAGATTTTATGATTTCATCACCACTTTTTATGATTTCGTCTAAAATCGTTGATAAATCCTTTTTATCATTCATGTTCTTTAGTCTCCTTTGTCTGAATCTGTTGTCTTAGGTTGTCTGCCAGCCGTTTGGCTACGACGCTGATGGCAATAAGAGTGTCAATCAGTTCTTCATCTGTTCTGTCTGCCAGGCTGGCTATGTCTTTGGTTTTAGCATTCATTTTTTGACCTCGCTTTCCGAAAGGACTCTCTTGCCTTTCTAACTTTCTAAGGGGCTTAGTGAGAGCTTTTTCCGGGTTTTGTGTAAAACTTTTTTATTTCTTTTCCGGCAGGCTGCTTTCGTGCGCCCTAATTTACTAAGGAAGATAGATGAGGTGTTTTCCGGATTACAATCAAAAAAATATCCGGGCCTAAACGCGCATATAAAAGGAAGCGGTTAGACTAGGATATTTTTTTTCAAAAACGCCGGAAAAACGGAAAGAAAAACTCCTTAGAAAATTAGAGGATATTGATCTTCTAATAATTGAAAGAGAGGTTAAGCAAATGGAGTTTTTTGGTAATGACCGTCCTGTCGTTTACATATGTTCACCATTCTCGAGGGACAAAGTAGCTGGATGTGAAAATGCAAAGCGATACAGCAGGCATGCGGTTGATGCAGGAGCGATACCGTTCGCGCCGCATCTGCTTCTTCCTATGTATATGAAAGAGGATAGCGAGCGTGGGCAGGCACTATATATGGATATGGTGTTTCTAAGACGTTGTGACGAACTTTGGGTATTTGGGCATGACATCACAAGTGGCATGCAGGCAGAGATCGATCAGGCAGGGAAGCTTGGTATGAAGATTCGTTATTTTACTGAGAATTTTAAGGAGGAGGCGCGTCATGCAATTTGAACTATTCACTGCGAACGGCGCAGGAGATGCTGGTAACTGTAGCTATCCCAACAAGACCGTAGCAAGTGATCCGGCGCAGCTTGCGGCCGCGGTCTTAAAAGATCATGTCTGCGCTACATATAAGGATAATTACCGCAGCAAGGATAACTTCATACGGTCCTCGCTCGGGGTCTGGGATTGTGATAATGATCATTCGGATAATCCAGATGACTGGATCACACCGGAGAGCTTGGGAGAGGGGATCCTATCTGAGATTTCATTCGCTACAACACCGAGTCGTCATAACAACGATTGGAAAGAGAATAAGTCTCCAAGGCCCAGGTTCCATCTTCTGGCAGAGGTCAGCGAGTTTACTGATCCGGATAAGTACAGTGATATGAAGAAGGCAGTCCAGAAGAAGTTTTCATTTTTTGATGACAATGCTCTAGACGCAGCCAGATTTTTGTTTGGAAATAAAGTCTCACCAGATCAGATTTACTGGCATGAAGGTTGGCTTAATATTGACGATCTTCTCGAGGCTGGAGATTACGAAAATGACCCGCCTGATACAGCAACAAACTCCGGTACCATTCAGGAAGGAAGTCGCAACAAGACCATGAGCCTATTTGCGGGTAAGGTCCTAAAACGCTATGGCGATACAGACAAAGCAAAGGAAGTCTATCTTGACCACTCAAGGAAATGCGATCCACCGCTTGATGCAGCAGAGCTTGATACCATCTGGAACAGTGCAGTTCGATTCTTCATTAAGAAGGTTGCTACCCAGGAAAGTTATGTACCACCGGATCAGTATAACGAGGAGTTCGGGGTTGCATCGCTTAAGCCTGAAGACTACTCCGATATTGGAGAAGCAAAAGTTCTTGCAAGGGAGTATGGCGAGGAGCTTAAGTACACCAGTGCTACAGATTATCTTCGTTTCGATGGTGATTGCTGGAGAGAAGATAAGCAGATGGCAGTTGGCGCTGCTGAGGAGTTCTTGGATCTGCAGATGCAGGATGCAAAGGACGCAGTGAAGTCAGCAGAGGAAGCTTTGGTAGAAGCTGGTGTTGATAGGCAAACAGTTCGTGATGGCGGTAAGGCGCTGGAGAAAGCATGTGACACAGAAAAACAGATGAAGATGCTGTTCCGTCTGGTCGGGGCTCAAACATATCTGAAGTTTGTCATGAAGTGCAGAAATTATCGTAACCTTGTAAATTTCCAGAACGCAGCAAAACCTATGCTATCCATCAATATGAACGAGCTTGATAAAGACCCGTTTCTCATCAATACACCACATGCAACTTTTGATATGTCAAAAGGCCTCGCAGGAGAGCAACCGCATGATCCAGGGGATCTTATTACAAAGATCACAGAGAAGTCGCCGGGACAGGACGGCAGGCAGCTCTGGGAAGACGCGCTGAATATCTTCTTCTGCGGCGACCACGACCTGATCGATTACGTTCAGAAGACAGTCGGCGTTGCTGCTGTCGGGAAGGTCTACCAGGAGCACATGATCATTGCTTATGGCGGAGGTGCCAATGGTAAGTCTACATTCTGGAATACGATCTATCGCGTCATGGGAAACTACGCCGGTAAGATCTCGGCGGAAGCTCTGACCATGAACTGCAAGAGAAATGTAAAACCAGAAATGGCAGAGCTTAAGGGCAAGCGCCTCATCATTGCATCAGAGATGGAAGAAGGTATGCGTCTTAATACGGCCACAGTCAAGCAGTTGTGTTCGACGGATGAGATCCAGGCAGAGAAAAAGTACAAGGACCCGTTCGCATTCGTGCCGTCGCATACGTTGGTCCTTTATACCAATCACCTGCCGAAGGTCGGTGCGAACGACGACGGGATATGGCGCAGGCTTGTGGTAATTCCTTTCAATGCAAAGATTACTGGGAAGTCCGACATTAAGAATTATGCCGACTATCTGTTTGCTAGTGCTGGTCCATATATCATGAGCTGGATTATCGAAGGTGCCATGAAGGCAATTGCAGAGGATTTCAAGATTGCGGAACCACAGATCGTAAAAGATGCCGTTGAAGCCTATCGCGAGGATAACGACTGGCTCGGGCAGTTCATAGACGATTATTGCGAGATCGGCCTGTCCTATACGGAAAAGTCCGGTGAGCTCTATCAGGCATACCATACTTACAGTTCGATGGCCGGTGAGTATACACGATCCACGACAGATTTCTACAATGCCATGATAAAGGCCGGCTTTGAGAAACACAAGACGAATAAGGGCGTGATCGTGATGGGACTGAAGTTAAAAGATGGTCAGGACTTCCTGGATTAAGGTGAAGGTCGGTGCAGGGTGAAACTAAAACCTGTACCAATTTCAGTCCTTGGTGCAGGTCGATGAAGGTCATTTCATAAACCTTCTCAGGCTAAAAAACAGAAAGGTGCAGGTCGGTGAAGGTCTATATATAAAAGTCCTATAGAGAGAAATTTTAAGAAAAAATCTTATATAGGAGGTTTTAGGTACGAGCTGCACCGACCTGCACCCTTGAAATAAATGATGGGAGGAAGTCATGCGAGAAAAGGGCATCGAGCAACAATTACGAAGTGAGGTCCGGCGGCGTGGAGGCCTTTGTGAGAAATGGACATCTGGCAGTTCAGGCTGGCCCGACAGGATATGCTTATTCCCGGATGGGAAGGCAGGTTTTGTGGAGGTAAAGGCACCAGGCAAAGCACCACGGCCATTACAAATTCATAGGCACGAACAACTAATACGCTTAGGTTACAAAGTTTACATACTTGATAATAAGGAGCAGATCGGAGGAATCCTTGATGGAATACAAGAGAAAAAAATATAAACCACATGATTATCAGAAGTTTGCTACCGACTTCATTTTGCAGCACCCGATAAGCGCTGTGATCTTGTTCCTTGGGGCAGGCAAGACGGTAATAACCCTGACGGCGATTGAAAGACTGATCTATGACAGCTTTGAAGTCAGCAAGGTCCTGATCGTAGCACCGCTTCGAGTAGCGAAGGTTACATGGAAAGATGAAATATCGAAATGGGAGCATCTAAAGCATTTGTCATTTGCTATAGCAGTTGGTACGGAAAGGGAGCGCAAGGATGCACTCAGGCAGAATGCAGATATCACGATTATTAACAGAGAGAACCTGCAATGGCTTATCGAAAAGTCTAAGATGCCATTTGATTACGATATGGTAGTCCTTGATGAGCTTTCTTCGTTTAAGAGCTGGCAGTCAAAACGGTTTAGGTCTTTTATGAAGGTCAGACCAAAGGTCAAGAGGGTTGTTGGATTAACTGGAACACCGGCGCCAAATTCCATGATGGATCTCTTCGCAGAGTTCAAGTGCCTGGATATGGGTGAGAGACTTGGCCGTTTTATTACTCAGTATAGAACAGCCTACTTTACTCCGGATAAAATGAATGGCCAGATCGTGTATTCATATAAGCTCCTGCCTGGAGCACAGGAACGGATTTATAACAAGATCTCAGACATCACAATATCCATGAAGGCAATGGATCATCTGAAGATGCCGGAGCTGATTTCAAATCGGTACCCGGTTTATATGGAGGACAATGAAAACGCAAAGTATGAAGTAATGAAGCGTGACTTGATTCTTCCATATCAGGATGAAGATGATATCACAGCAGTTAATGCTGCTGCGCTTTCTGGAAAGCTATGTCAAATGGCAAACGGTGCGGTCTATTCCGATAACGGCGAAGTCGTTCACATCCATGACCGAAAGCTCGATGCTCTCGAGGATATTATCGAAGCAGCCCAAGGACCGATTCTTCTTTGTTACTGGTTTAAGCACGACCTGGCAAGAATCACGAAACGCTTAGAGAACCTAAAAATTGACTATGACAGGATTTCTTCAGAAGAGAGTATCCGTAAGTGGAATGAAGGACAATGCCAGGTCGGCCTTATCCATCCGGCTTCTGCTGGGCATGGCTTAAACTTGCAACATGGCGGAAACGTTATCGTATGGTTTGGACTTACCTGGTCTCTCGAACTATATGAGCAGACCAATGCAAGACTGTGGAGACAGGGACAGCAGGCGTCAACCGTTGTGGTACAACACATAGTAACTGCCGGAACCATTGATGAGAACATACTTGCAGCGCTAGAAAAAAAAGATAAGACGCAAGCAGCGCTTATTGATGCTGTTAAAGCAAATCTTGAACCGGGAGGAAGCAGCCATGAATGCTAAAGAATATCTGGGACAGGCATATCGTATTGACCAGAGAATCGATAATAAAATTAAGCAGGTGGAATCACTTCATGAGCTTGCGACTAAGGCAACAGCAACCTTATCAGATATGCCTGTTAACCATTCCAAGAACCCTCATAGCATGGAAGATGTAATTGTCAAGATAGTAGGACTTGAAAATGAGATTAACGCTGACATAGACGAGCTTGTTACTACAAAACAAAATATCGTGAGGATCATAAAGAAGGTAGATCCGCAGGATTATCAAACGATATTAGAACAACGATATCTCTGCTTCTACTCTTGGGAGCAGATTGCTGTGAACATGAGCTTTAGCATACAGCACGTATTCCGCCTTCATAATTTGGCTTTAAAAGAAATATCTAGAATAATGAAAGATGAGAGTAAATGAGAGAGACTGAGAGTTACACCTTGTGATAGTATTATACTAGTGAAAAAGAAGATGAACCTTCGAGGATAGATTCCCCGGAGGTTTTTTCATGGGTGAAAGGAGCAAGTGACAATGCCGAGAAAACCAAGGAAGCCTTGTGCCTTTCCAGGATGTCCGAGGCTTGTGGAAAGCGGCAGCAGATACTGCAGTGAACATCAGAAGGAAGAGGACAGGCGTTATGAGAAGTACGGACGAGACCCACACACGCATCGTAGATACGGACGAGCATGGAAGAGGATAAGAGACAGGTATGTGTTGGCGCATCCTTTGTGTGAGATGTGCCTAAAGGACGGAAGGTATGTGAAGACAGAAGAGGTTCATCATATCAAGCCGCTCTCAGAAGGCGGTACACATGATGATGACAACCTCATGGCTTTATGTAAGTCATGCCATTCTAGGATACATGCAGAACGCGGGGACAGATGGGATAAAAAAGAGACCACTATTAAGTGATCTCTAATATAACGAGGCAGGTGGGATTTGAACCCACAGCGTTTGCATTTACTCTTATTCTCCAACAGAAGGCATCTACCCCAAACGCAACGCCTACCAAGCCAATCTGTTTTTTATCCATATGAGTGTCCTCCTTATCAAAAAGCGAAACGAAACCTACTATAGTTTGAATTACTATGATAGTGAGGCTTGAGATGTCAATGGAGAAGTACTTTGCAGTAAAAACTGCAATTGCAATAAGAGCTGTTGCCAAATAAATTCTTATTTATTTTACTACAGAAACTTTAATTGGTAAAGGGGGGGGGAGGGGCGATCTTTATCTCTGCAGATGTTCTGAAGGGTAACGGTGCCGGGGTCACGCGCACAAAAATGCCGGTTCAAACGGGGGATTTAAGAAATTGAGGTGTAATTTTGGCGAAAGACATGACAAATAGAGGTGGAAGACGCATACGCGCAGGCGATAAACCGGAGGCACTAGCAGATAAAATCAGCAAAGGTAAACCAGCAACGATTATGGAACTTCCGGTAGCTGAACTTTCTGCTGGCAGCATAGGGGATCCGGCTGATCTTACCGGCAGCGATATGCCAGATCCGAGCAGCTACCTGTCAGCAAAGCAGCGTGATGGTAAACCACTCGGCGCTGATGAGATATATAGAGAAACATGGAAATGGCTTGAAGACAGGGGCTGCGAAAAGTTCGTAAGCAATAGACTGGTAGAAGGTTATGCACAAAGCTTCGCAAGATATATACAGTGTGAAGATGCCATAAGCACATATGGACTATTAGGTAAGCATCCTACAACAGGTGGAGCAATCACTAGTCCGTTTGTTCAAATGAGCCAGTCGTTTCAGAAGCAAGCGAATCTTCTCTGGTATGAGATATATGACATTGTAAAGCAAAACTGCACGGCAGCGTTCACGGGAAATCCGCAGGACGATATGATGGAGCAGTTGCTTAGATCGAGGAAGGAAAAGTAATGGATACAAAGAAATTTGAACAAGTTGATATTGAGAAGCTAATTCCATATGCAAGGAATGCAAGGACTCACAATAAGGACCAGATAGCACAGCTTAGATCATCGCTTCGTGAATTCGGATTCGTATCCCCGGCTGTCATAGATAGTAGTTACAATATCATAGTCGGTCACGGTAGGATCGAGGCTGCAAAGCTAGAAGGATATAAAACCGTACCATGTGTTTTTGCGGAAAACCTTACAGATGCTCAGAAGAAAGCATATGTGATATAATTTTTACATAGAGACATTAGATGGATTTTAGTATAAGTAATAAAGGATAATAAATAACATGGAAAAAACAATGTGGGGTAATCCAACAAGCTCATATTTTTCAATTCATTGTGCTAAAAAAGAATATGTAGAAGATTTTATAGAACATGGATCAGTTAAATTTGGGACCCCATCAGAATGGGTACAAGAGGCAAAGGAAAAAGGTGAGGGCCGTGGAGATTCTTTAGAAGGCTTAATAGCAACATATTGGTATTTAGATATTGAAAATATGAAGAAGATTGAAGATTACTTTGCTGATCTAAAAATTATTAGAAACAATGTTGATGGAAGAATTTATTTAAAAAATGAAAGATCTATGGATTTGCCGTGCTTTTGTATATATAGAATGCCAGTAAGCGCTTTTGATTGTCCTGACTCAACTGGTATGCAGAAAATATCAGGAGATGTTCCGAAAGAATATTTTCAAACTTTTGCAGATAATATTACACCATCATATGCTGATGGATTAAATGATAAAGAAAAGCCGGCATTTTATCTGATTAAAGATTATGATGAATTTTTTAGAAGAGTGAAGAAATATATGACGGATAGGGGTGTAAAAGCGCAAGATGTTATTTGTTCTCCAGTAAAGTTTTATAATCTGGAACAATATGAAAAGTATGGATGGTGGATGTGCAAAAGCAAATCGCCTCGTGAATTGTTTTGGAAAAGAGATAAATTCGCATTACAGTCTGAAGCAAGAATAATAATTAATACTGATGATTTACATATAAAGAAATTACTAAAGGAAGGCCCAATAGAACTAGGGAATATGGAAGATATCGCAGTGCCGGTTTATAAATACTTGTATGATGGTATGAGAGTTGAAATGAAAGTTGACGTAGGAAAAGATAATAGATAAACATAAGAAAGGGAATGACACATGCTTACATATAAAGAAATCGAAAATATAGTCGCATGCGCAATGGAAAAGTACAGGAAAGAAAAAGCTGCGACAGGATGGAACAAAGAAGATCTGCAAAATGCCATAGATGATCTCGGCGGTGACAAGGCGGATCTTTATCGTGCGATGTCTGTAGCGATGGACATTTGCATTGGAAATAAGGAAGAAAACGAACACATACTTTCATAAGTAAATAAGAGAATATCTTTTCAGAGCATCTACCGGAAAACGGCAGGTGCTTTTATTATGTCCATTTTTGGGACAAAGGAGGTGCCTATGAGCATTTTTAGCGGTTTATTCAGATCAAGGGACAAGCCTGAGAACCGTACAGCGGGAAACGCATTCAGCTTTTTCCTGGGGAACAGCACGAGTGGTAAAAGAGTGACCGAAAGATCTGCGATGCAGATGACGGCGGTCTATTCATGCGTCCGTATACTATCGGAGTCGATCGCAAGCCTGCCGATCCATGTCTACAGCTATCGTGAAGACGGAGGAAAAGAAAAGGCAACGGATCAGCCGCTGTATTTCCTGCTGCATGATGAGCCGAATCCTGAAATGACATCATTTATATTCAGAGAAACGCTCATGACGCATCTGCTCCTTTGGGGCAATGCATACGCTCAGATCATAAGGAACGGCAAGGGGGAGATCATAGGACTGTATCCGCTGATGCCTAACCGCATGAGTGTTGACAGAGATGATAAAGGTCAGCTGTATTACGAATATACGCTGACTAATGATGATGCTCCAACAATGAAGGGCAGCACGGTGAGACTGTCACCATCCGATGTGCTGCATATACCGGGACTGGGTTTTGACGGACTTGTCGGATATTCTCCTATAGCGATGGCCAAGAACGCGATAGGTCTTGCCATTGCAACGGAAGAATATGGCTCTAAGTTCTTTGCGAACGGTGCAGCGCCAAGCGGTGTGCTTGAACATCCGGGGACACTTAAGGACCCGGCAAAGATAAGAGAAAGCTGGCAGCAGACATTTGGCGGAAGTTCCAATGCGCATAAGGTGGCGGTACTTGAAGAAGGAATGAAATACACTCCTATATCGATATCACCGGAACAGGCGCAGTTCCTTGAAACAAGGAAATTCCAGATAGATGAGATAGCAAGGATATTCAGAGTGCCGCCCCATATGGTCGGTGACCTTGAAAGAAGCACGTTCTCAAATATCGAGCAGCAGTCACTGGAGTTCGTCAAATACACGCTCGATCCGTGGGTGTCAAGGTGGGAGCAGGCAATAACGAGGTCGCTCTTTACACCGGATGAGAAAAAGAAATACTTTGTAAAGTTCAATCTTGACGGACTGCTGAGAGGAGATTATCAGAGCCGCATGAACGGATATGCGGTAGGACGGCAAAACGGATGGATGTCCGCAAACGACATCCGCGAACTTGAAAACCTTGACCGTATCCCTGAGGAAGAAGGCGGTGACCTTTATCTCATAAACGGAAATATGACGAAACTTGAAGATGCAGGACTGTTTGCGGGGACTGCGGGAAAGGAGGAGAACACTGATGGGAACAAATAAGTTCTGGAAGTGGAAGAACAGAATAATATCCGATCAGGAGGGTGAAGGCAGCGTTACCGAAAGGACGCTGTTTTTAAATGGCACGATAGCCGAGGAAAGCTGGTTCGATGATGATGTGACACCTGCACTTTTCAAAGATGAACTTGTAAGCGGAGAGGGTGACATAACTGTATGGATCAACTCACCTGGTGGTGACTGCGTAGCAGCGGCACAGATCTACAACATGCTGATGGACTATAAAGGAGACGTCACGGTAAAGATAGACGGTATCGCGGCATCGGCCGCATCCGTGATCGCAATGGCGGGAACGAAAGTCCTTGTATCACCTGTATCCATGATGATGATCCATAACCCGGCAACGATAGCATTCGGTGACACCGGAGAGATGCAGAAAGCAATATCCATGCTATCGGAAGTAAAGGAATCCATCATAAATGCCTATGAGATCAAGTCAGGCATGAGCCGGGCTAAGCTTGCAAGGCTAATGGACGAAGAAACATGGATGGATGCAAGGAAGGCCGTGGAACTTGGATTTGCCGACGAGATCTTAAAAAGAGACACGGCAGATCTAAACGATGAGCCTGCAATGACGGATACGCTGTATTCGCCTGCAAGGGTGACCAACTCACTGATGGATAAGATAGCGGCAAAATGCCGCATCGAAGGTAAACAAGTAACTGAAGACAAAGTGAAAGCCGATACGCTTATCGCACGGCTCGATCTTTTAAAGAACTGGAGGTAACAGGATATGAATACTATTCTAGAAATGATGGAAAAAAGGAACGAGGCCTGGGAAGGCGCAAAGGCATTCGTTGAAAGCAAGCGTGACAAAGACGGACTTCTTTCAGAAGAGGATGCCAATACCTATGCGGGCATGGAGAAAAAAGTAAAGGATTACGGCGCAGAGATCGAAAGGCTCCGCAGTATGGAGGCTATGGAAGATGAACTGAAGAAGCCGGTCAGCAAACCAATAATCAGTAAGCCGCTCAAAGAAAATGACGATAAGCCTGAAAAAACAGGTCGTGCGTCTGATGAATACAGAAAGGGCATGCTCATGGCTCTGCGTTCAAACTTCAAGCATGTCAGCGATGTGCTGCAGGAGGGAGTCGATACGGACGGAGGATATCTCGTCCCGGACGAATATGATTCCAGGCTCATCGATGTACTAAGTGAGCAGAACATCATGAGGCAGCTCGGTACGATCATCACCACAAGCGGTGAGCATAAGATAAACATCGCAGCCACGAAACCGGCGGCGCTGTGGGTAGAGGAAGGCGGTGCACTCACATTCGGTGATGCGACCTTCTCACAGATCATCATGGATGCACACAAACTCCATGTGGCGATCAAGATAACGAATGAACTTCTTTATGACAATGCGTTCAACCTCGAAAGCTATATCCTTGACCAGTTCGGCAAGGCTCTGGCTAATACTGAGGAGGACGCATTTTTAAATGGAGATGGCAAGGGCAAGCCTCTGGGCCTGTTCGCGGAAACAGGCGGCGGTCAGGCTACAGCAGTAACAAGCGGCGCGAATATTTCAGCCGATGACATCATAAGCCTTGTATATACGCTGAAGCGTCCGTACAGACAGAATGCGAAGTTCATCTTGAATGACCAGACTATTTCATCCATAAGGAAACTTAAGGACAATAACGGCGCATACATGTGGCAGCCGTCAGCCCAGGCAGGCGAACCGGACAGACTCTTCGGATATGAAGTCTACACATCGGCATACGCACCGCTTGCAGAAGCAGGAAAACCGGCTGTTGCGTTCGGTGACTTCTCTTATTACAACATCGGTGACAGAGGCACTCGTTCATTCCAGGAACTCAAAGAACTCTTCGCAGGCAATGATATGACAGGCTATATCGCAAAAGAGCGTGTAGACGGAAAACTTATCCTGCCGGAAGCAGTGCAGATCCTGAAGATGAAAGCGTGATGCTAAATGGGCAGCGTCATAACGGCGCTGCCATATTTTTTGGAGGTGATGCGTATGTTCGTCACGCTTGATGAAATGAAGAATTATCTGAGAGTGGACCACACTGATGATGACGAACTCATAGGACACATCCTTGAATCAGCGGAGCGCGTATGCATGGATATCGTTAGAACGGACGACAGTGCAAAATTCGAGGAAATGGTCAATGCAAGGACTGCGGTCATGTATACGGCTGCATATTTTTATGAGCATAGAGAAGAGGCTGATTTCCACGAATTAACGCTGATGCTCAGAAGCCTGTTGTCAGGCAGCAGGGAGGCGGGATTTTAATGAATATCGCACTTCTCAATACAAGAGTAACATTCCAGAAGCAGCTGACCGAGATTGACGATATAAGTAATCACGTAAACTCATGGACAGAATATTTCACATGCGCTGCAACGATCAGCGGTGAGGGCGGCAGTGAATCATATCAGGCGGCTGAGACCAATGAAAAGTCGGATATATGCGTAACTGTGAGATGGTGCAAAAAGACCGCTGAAATAAAGTCAACTGAATACCGCGTAATGTTTGACGGAGAAATTTACGACATACTCTCAGTAGATCATTTCAGCTATAAGAAGGATGCAGTCAAATTCCGGTGCATAAAGGTGAAGAGATGAAGATAGAAGATCTGGCGGATGCCATTGAGGATGAACTGAATATCTATGCAAAAGGCAGCGCTGCAGTCGTAAAGAATGCTGTGAAGGATACTGCAAAGGAAATAAAGGATGGCATCGCCGCAGGTGCACCGGTAGGTGTCACCGGAAAATACGCAAAGAGCTGGAGAGTAAAGAAAACAGCAGAAACTGATACGAGTGTCTCCTATATCATACACGCAAACAAGGATGGATATCGCCTGGCACACCTTCTGGAGTTCGGTCATGTAAATCGTGACGGTGGACGCACAGACGCGAAAGAACATATTGGTCCTGCAGAGAAGAAGGGTAAGGCATCAATAGAAAAGAAGATAAGGAGCGGGTTGAAATGACAGTAGCAGAGATACTTAAGGACACAGGCCTTCCGTACGCGTATGACCACTTTGCGGAAGGCGAGTCACCGAAACCGCCCTTTGCCGTGTACTACCATCCTGAGAGCACCAATTTCGGTGCAGACAACATCGTATGGTCAAGAGCGGATACGGTCTACCTGGAACTTTATACAGATAAAAAAGATATAGAAACTGAAAACATTATAGAAAAAGCACTGATGCAGAATGGGATCTACTGGGATAAGTCTGAGACCTGGATAGATTCGGAAAAACTGTACGAGGTGCTTTATTCATTTGGAACGGAGGGATTTTAATGTCCGACAGCAATAAGATCACATACGGTCTTTCCAATGTGCATGTATGGCCGATAACATCGGTCACAGCAGATGGGAAACCGACATACGGCACTGTTATAAACATGCCGGGAGCAATTGAAATGTCACTTTCAGCAGAAGGTGATACCGCGACATTCTATGCGGACAACATATTGTACTGGACGGCAGAAGCCAACAACGGATACAGCGGTTCACTTACGATCGCGGAGATGCCGGAAGATTTTGCACAGAAAGTGCTCAATCAGATAAAAGACAACAACGGTGTATTGATAGAAGATTCTACAGCGACAGGGACTGAGTTTGCGATGGCATTCGAGTTTGAAGGAGACATCAACAAGAAGAGGATACTGTTCTACCGCTGCACAGCGGGGAGACCTGATGTTGGTTCATCATCCAAGGAAGACAAGATCGAACCGAACAAGCAGGAGATCTCCATCAAAGCATCACCAAGGCTCGATAACCATTACGTGAAGGCAAGCGTTGCGGATGCATCATCCACGGCATATTCGGCATGGTACGGCGCATCACCGTATGAAGCAGTGACGACAACAGTATCAGCTTCAAAGACAAGCACTTCGACTTCCGGGTCTTAAAGGAGGCATTTAAAGGATGATAAAGAATATTGAGATAGCAGGCAAAGATGTCAAATTCGATACATCATTGTCATGGATGTTCCTGTATAAGACACAGTTCGGCAGTGATCCCATAGACATCATCATGCCGGCGATCAAGGCGGCGGTGCCGCTCTTTGAGAATGCCGGGAATACTTTAACAGCCGCAGATATAGACATGATCACGGATGTGCTTTCAGAAATGAATGTCACTGAAGGACTGCAGCTTATTTGGGCGCTTGCGGCGAACGCAGAAAAAGATATAGATGAACCTTCTGCATGGTATCACGAATTCGATACGTTCCCGCTTGATGAGATACTCGCCGGCATCGTGCCGGCAATAGTCGAATCATGCCTAAGTACAAAAAAATTCCAGGCACTGTCTCAGGCGGCAAAGAAGGCAGTGCCGAAGAAGCGAACATCGAGAGCATCCTCACGGCAGGCCTGATGCGGGGTCTTCGTATGAATGATACGAGGACGATGACGCTCGGAATGTGGATAGATTACATCATCGAGTGGAACAGCATCAATATGCCAGACGGAAATACGAACAGGAAGGCAACGCAGGAAGACTTCGATAAGTTCTGATCGTGCTGCCAGCACGATAGATAAAAGGGAAGGAGGGCCAAGTCATGGCTGGAAATATAAAAGGTATAACCATCGAACTGAACGGGGACACCACTAAGCTTGATAAGGCTCTCCGTGAAGTGGGAAAAGAAACAAGGACCGTTCAGCGTCAGCTTTCTGAAGTGGAGAAGGCGCTGAAACTGGATCCTGGGAATACTGACCTCATAAAACAGAAACAGAGACTTTTAGGCGAAGAGATACAGTCGACAAAAGACAAACTTGGTATGTTGCGGCAGGCTGACCAGGATGTTTCAAAAGACATGGGAAAGGGGACTGCGGGCGCTGCTGAAAAGCACAGTGAACTGCAGAGACAGATTACCGTTACGGAATCCAAGGAAAAGGCGCTTCAGAAAGAGTTCGACAAACTGAAAGGTGTGTCAGGAGACACATTAAAGATAGCCGCAGGATTCGAAAATGCGGGAACAAAGATCAAGTCGGTCAGTGATAAGGTCGGCAGCATCGGCAAAGGCATGACAAAAGGTGTCACGGCACCGGTAGTCGCAGTAGGTGCGGCAAGTGCTAAAGCTTTTACCGAAGTCGACGATGCAATGGATACGGTGGTCAAAAAGACAGGAGCATCCGGCAAGTCTCTCGATTCCATGAAAAAGAACGTGGAGAACATAGCAACGAGCATCCCCACGACCTTTCAGGCCGCAGGCGACGCAGTAGGTGAAGTCAATACAAGATTCCATCTGACGGGCAAATCTTTAGAGAGCGTATCTGCGCAGTTCGTCAAATTCGCAGATATAAACAATGCGGATGTGACGGATTCAGTTCGCGGAGCGCAGATGGTGATGTCAGCGTTCGGACTTAAAACAAAAGACACAGGCTCACTTCTCGGTGTGTTCACAAGCGTATCGCAGAAGACCGGTGTATCGGTCACTGACCTTATGAACTCACTTGTGCAGAACGGCGCAACATTCCGTGATATGGGACTTTCAGCACAGAATGCCGCTACGCTCCTCGGTAATTTTGAAGCCGCCGGCATCGACTCCAATACTGCAATGGGATCTTTAAAGAAAGCCATGACGGCATTCCAGAGCAAAGGCATCGATGTAAATAAGGGGCTAAAAGATCTGATAGGCAGTCTGTCAGACGGCAAGGTAACGACAAAGGATTATAACTATGCGGTCAGCATACTCGGTAAGAGGGGCGCTGATGCATTCGTAGATATGGCTAAGAGCGGAAGACTGTCGCTTAAGGGTCTGTCTTCAAATCTGTCTGATTACGGTTCTACAGTTGATGACACATTCAAAGGAACACTTGATCCGATAGACCAGGCGAAAGTCGCGCTCAACAATCTGAAGGTGACGGGCGCACAGATATTCACATCGCTTCAGGAGATAATAGCTCCTATGCTTCAAACACTTAATTCTAAGCTTCAGGCGCTCAATAAATGGTGGCAGACGCTTTCACCCGGTATGCAGCAGGCAATCATAAAGACAATGATGATAGCAGCTGCCATAGGGCCATTGCTTATCGGTGTTGCAAAGATAGGTTCAGCCATAGGCACCATTGCCGGCGGAATAGGTAATATGATAACCATCGGCTCTAAGATGGCTGCTGTCTTTTCAAACGTAGGCGGCATGGCGGGCATCATGGGCAAGGCAATAGGATTCATTACAAGTCCTGTCGGTATCGTGATAGCCGCGATCCTGGCTGCGATAGTAGTAGGTGTACTTCTATACAAGAACTGGGACAAGATCAAGGCAGCGGCTCAGAAAGTATTCACGGCCATAAAGAATGTCATTGTGCCGGTGATGAACACGATAAAGAATGTGATAAATACGGTATGGAACGGGATAAAATCATTTTTCATAACTGTATTTTCAGCCATTGGTAAAGCCGTACTCTTGTATTTCAGCGCATATCTCACAGTTATAAGAACGATACTGAATGTGATAGGAACAGTCGTAAGGGCAGTATGGCTCGGCATAAAAACGGTGATCACTACCGTTGTAAGATCCATAAAGACTGTTGTGAGTGGTGCATGGAGAGGCATCAAGGCGGTAACTCTTGCGGTGTTCGGTGCGATAAAGTCTGTAGCAAGGACTGTCTGGAACGGCATAAAGATGGCTGTCCTGACTCCGGTGCGGGCAATAAAATCTGTTGTCACATCGATCTGGCAGGGGATAAAAAGTGTGACAGTAAGCGTCTGGAACGGCATAAAGAATGCCATAACAAAGCCTATAGAGATTGCAAAGAACATCATAAAGAGGATCGTGGATACCATAAAAGGTTTCTTTCATTTCAGAATAAGTCTTCCAAAGATACCAATGCCGCATTTTTCCGTCATACCTTCCGGGTGGAAACTCGGAGACCTTCTAAAGGGCAAGATCCCGCATCTTGGCATCAAGTGGTATGCGGAAGGCGGGATACTTAAAAAGCCTATGGCATTTGGCACATCGGGAAACGATATCCTTGCAGGAGGAGAAGCCGGGTATGAAGCGGTAGCTCCGATAGATACCCTGAAAGGTTATGTCCGTGATGCCGTGGCAGAGGCAGGCGGCGGCGGTCAGGTGTTCAATATTTCGATGACAGTGAACGGGGCGAACGACCCGGAAGACTGGGCAGCGCAGTTCGCAAAGAGCCTGAAACGGCAGATGAGGATGGGATGAAATGGCGAAAAGTAAAAAAAGTAAAAGACCGACCGGACTTTCCATCTCAAGGAACGGGATGGTATTCACGTTCAAGTGGAAGAAAGGCGATACATATAAGGACGGGCAGCAGCTTCAGTACAAGATAGGAACCGGAAAGAAGCCGGGATGGAAAGACTTAAGCATAGCAGATACTGCGACCAGCAAGGCAGTATCACTTTCTGCGGGTAATTATTATCCGGCGTCAGGCAAAAGGACGCTGAGATACATAAGTTTCAGGGTGCGTGGAAATCATGACAAAAAGAAGAATGACAATTTCGGATGGAGCGAATGGTCGGATAAAACATTCGATGTCCTTATACCGAAAAGACCGTCATCTGCCGTTTTTGAATTAAGTGAAGACTACAGCAATGTCGGGACATTTACATGGGAAGTTGCTGTATCAGATGATGATACGCACATTTTTACAGATACGGAGTATCAGTCACTTATTACTGAGAGCGGTGAAACTGACGGTTCAAGACTGTCATGGAACTCATCACAGTCGGGATGGCTTTCAGGGACAGCGGCGGCATCCGGCACAAGAAGCGTTACCGAGGATACTGCTGTGATCGCAGTCGGTTCACATACCAGATGGATGAGAGTGCGTTCCAGAGGACCGCAGGGCAACAGTGACTGGGTCTATGCGAAGCATACATATTCTGCCCCGCAGACAGCATCGATAATATCTGCAGATGCAGCCGTAAACGGTCAGGGCAGCCTTGACATCACAGTGACCTGGACAGCGCCTAGTGACAGCAGGACTCCTATCGATAAGACCACAGTGCAGTGGACCATCGTGACTCCGTCTGCCGGGCTATCCTGTCCGGATGATGCAGGCTGGACTGATGCCGATACATCGCGTGATACGAGCGGGACTGATATGGCACGCTTTATGATAGATCAGCTGATTGGTGAGGATAAATGCCTGTTCGTTCGTGTCAATACGTTGCATGATAAGACACTCATATACGGCAAGGCAAAAATGGTAACAGCAGGAGTGATAAAGGCGCCTTCCATAACAAGTGTGGAGACCGACACTGCAACGAGCAAGGCAGTGGTCACGGCTGCGAATAATTCGGAGATCCCGGACAGTATCCTTGCGGTATTGTTCAGAGCAGCATCAGATCCTTCGCAGATATACACACTGGGCATTATTGCTCATGGTGAAACAAATGTTACAGTGCAGTGCCCTGATCTTTCATCTGAAACGGCATATGATTTCGGCATTTATGCGATGCAGGGCACATACGAAACATCAGTTACCGCTGCCGGCATCACCGTTTACAATACTTCTGCAAATGCAAAAAGCACGGATGTGTGGAAAGGCGGCACCGTACCGCAGGCACCGTCAAATGTGAAAGCAGTCCAGTCGGATACTGCAAAGACGGTCAGTGTGACATGGGACTGGACATGGGATGAAGCGGACAGCGCTGTCATAAGCTGGTCGGAACATGAAGATGCGTGGGAGTCAACAGATGAACCAAGCACATATACGATAAGTCATCTCCATGCAGGTAGGTGGAATATAAGCGGACTCGATACAGGAGTCACGTGGTATGTAAGAGTAAGGCTTACATCAGGAAGCGGAGAGAACATTATATATGGTCCGTGGAGTGAAGCGGCCAAAGTGGATCTTTCATCAGCACCTGAAACTCCTTCGCTCATACTGTCAGAGAGCGTCATAACTGAGGATGGAAATGTCACTGCATACTGGGCATATACATCCGGTGACGGTACATCACAGGCATATGCTGAAATTTGTGAAGCTCAGATAAATGCAGGCGGCATCACATACGGCAAAGTGATAGCGCATACGCTAACGAGCCAGGCAATCACAATAAATGCAAAGGAAGCCGGATGGAGCGCAGGCAATACATACTATCTGTGCGTTCGTGTGATATCAGCATCAGGCAGGGCATCAGCAGGCTGGAGTGCTGCAGCGGCAGTTACGGTCGCGCAGCCTTTAATTGCTGTTATCACAAAGACCAGCCTGGAAGAGCAGACAGTGCAGGACGATCCGGATGATCCGACCATTACCCATAAGACTTTGGCGCTTACAGTTTTGCCGCTTACTTTGACGGTGACCGGCGCAGGTGCAGGCGGAACAACCATAGCTGTTATAGAGAGAAGATATGATTATCACATGGAGCGTCCGGACGGGAATGAAGGCGGAGGATTTGCAGGTGAGACATGCGCCATTTCAGAAGCGAGCGGTGAAGGTGAGATAACGATCAGCGCAGATGATCTTTTGATCCAGCTCGATGACGGAGCGTCATACACGCTAATCGTCACGGTAAAAGATTCACTCGGGCAGTCAGCAGCTGCATCGGAGAACTTTGAAGTCCACTGGGCGCATCAGGCAGAAATACCCGGAGGTACGGCTGTACCGAATAAGGATTCCCTGATCACTGTCATAATGCCTGCTGCACCGGCATCGTATGCTGAAGGTGATGTCTGTGACATTTACAGGCTTTCTGCGGACGGACCGGAACTTATCATTTACGGCGGCGCTTACGGAATATCTTATGTCGATCCTTACCCGGCATTCGGAGAAGGGTGCGGTCACCGCATCGTAGACAGGACCGTCAATGGAGATTACATAACGGCGGATGATCTCGCCGCATGGGTGGATATAGATGAAGAAGCCGGCGATATACTTGATATCAGGAGTACAGTGATCGATTTTGACGGAGGCCGTGTGGTACTACCATATAACCTAAAACTTGGGAACTCATGGGAGAAGGACTTTGAACGTACAAGGTATCTTGGCGGGAGTATAGCCGGGGACTGGAATCCAGGAGTATTCAGGAATCTTTCACTTCAGACAGACAGCATCAAAACGAAAGATGAGTCAGTGATACGTGCAATGAGACAGCTTGCTTCTTTTTCCGGTATATGTCATGTCCGTACACCGGACGGGAGCAGCTTTGCCGCTGATGTCGAAGTAAGTGAGAGCCGTGAATACAATGACCCGGTGATTTCTTTCTCGCTTGACATAAAGCAGGTAGAATCAGAGAGCTTTGACGGCATGACGCTTGCACAGTGGAATGCAGTTGTTGCTGCGGAGGGCACATCATGATATGGAGCAGAGGATTTTCAGCGAGGTTCACAGCATCAGTTGTAGATCCCGTCACGTGGAGAGATATTAAGGATATACGGATAACCGGAGGTAGCATTGAACGTAATACTGAAAAAATGATGGAGTCGGCAGATATAAGCATGACAGAACTAATCGGAACCGGTGAAGCCTGGATAAGGATATGGCTCGATGCAAGGCAGGATGCAGGAGCATCTGCACATATACCGCTTTTTACAGGGATCACATCGGTCCCCGAAAGAAGTCTTGACGGTACAAGGGAATCATATTCGGCAGAATGCTATTCGGTACTTAAGCCAATGGCTGACAGACTGCTGCAGAGAGGATGGTACGCACCAGCGGATGCGGATGGCGCAGCGCTTGCCGCAAGGCTGTTGAGTACAGGCCCTGCACCAGTCACGTTTGATGCAGGCTCACCGCATCTTGCTGATTCAATAGTGGCAGAAGATGGTGAGAGCGATCTTACTATGGCAGAAAAGATAATAACAGCAATCGGCTGGCGTATAAAGATAAGCGGTGACGGCAGGATCCATATATGTGAAAAGGCATCTGAGGTCACTGCCGCATTTGATTCTCTTTCTAACGATATCATCGAGATGCATGTGACAGACACATGCGACTGGTATTCATGTCCCAATGTTTTCAGAGCAGTGAGCGGTGATTCTACGGCTGTTGCAAGGGATGATGACCCGGAAAGCATCCTGTCCACAATAAAGCGAGGAAGAGAAGTATGGATGGAAGAAACGGACTGCAGTCTTAATCTTGGAGAAACGCTTTCCGCATATGCATTAAGGAGACTAAAAGAGGAGCAGTCCCCATCAAGGACTCTTCATTATGACAGAAGGTATCAGCCTGATGTTTCACCTGGAGATCTTATACGGATGCGTTATCCGGGGAACGGTCTGGACGGGACTTTCCGCATCAAAAGTCAGAGCATGGAACTTGGATACGGAGTGAAAACAACGGAAGAGGCGGTGACGGCATGACGGTGAAAAAAGCAAAGATACAGCAGGATATCATTTCGGCAATGGAAGACAGCAGCGCAGGAACCAAAGGCTATGACACAGTAGCAACAGTCAAACGTGTTGAAGATGATACAGCCTGGGTCCACATCCCGGGAGGGGTGGACGAAACACCGGTGACACTTTCAATAGATGCTAAAGCAGGAGACACCATAAGGATCAGGGTAGCAGGAGGAAAGGCATGGGTGACGGGCAATGACACCGCGCCTCCTACAGACGATACGACAGCAATAAATGCGAGGATCAATGCGGCAGTGGCTAAGTTAGCAGCTGAAAATGCTGAGACAGAAGCTGCCGGCGCAAATAAGAAAGCTGATTCAGCAGGGACTGCAGCGGAAAAAGCCGCAGGTGCCGCGATCACTGCAGGAAACATGGCATCGTCTGCTTCAGCATCTGCAGCAACTGCATCCCAGGGCGCGGCGAGAGCGGAAAATGCCGCAAACGCAGTGAATGTAAAACTCACTGCGCTTATAAGGCAGACAGATGACGGAATAGAAGCAGGAAGGATACCGGATGCCGGGACTCTGCCGGACGGATCTTCCATAACACTTCCTTTGGCGCTCGTCAACACAGACGGAAGTTTTGATGTGCTTCTTGCGACATACAAAAACAGCGGAGGAACTGTGACTAAAACGTATTCAGTGCGGATAGCATCGTTTGGGGCGGATGCCGTCATCGGGAGCATCACGGGAGCGCATGCCCACATAGACAGCGACAGCTTCGATATCATAGATGCGTTTGGTAATGTACGTGCAAGCATGGGCGGCAGCACTCCGATGTTTCAGATAGGAAAGTTCACGTTCATAAACCGTGAAAACGGAAATCTTACACTTAGGCTCAATGAAGGGTGATGAATAATAATGGCTATATACAGTAAGAAAATAAGCATGCCGTATCTGCCACTTATGGCAAGCAGCGCAGGTACGATCTCAAAAGACAGTTATCTGCTTGTGGAAGTGACCGGGATAACGGTTAACGACGGATATACGAACGCAAGCATCAAATACAGCCTGTACGCAAAATCTACGACTGCCAGGAGCGTGACTGCTTCCATAAGCACAACAAACAGCAGTGTCAGCAAGACGGTAAAAGTGACCACTTCAATGACATGCATCCTGACCGCGACAGAAACAGTTTCAAGTTCGGATATGATAGATGTATACACCGGTGCGACTATTTCATATGAAGTGGCAGGGTCGTATATGCCGACTACCTATGGTGTCAGCAGCATGGCGGATATAATGTCATCGAATTACATACTGTTCGTTACATTCGGAAAAATGACATCCTATCCCTTTGCAATGAAATACGGGGAAACAGGTACATTCACTTTCAATAAATCATCTTCATATCGACTCGAATTCCTTGACGCGTCAGGTGTATCAAGGTACACCGCATCGATAAGCGGTACGAGCGGAAGCGCAGCTGTCCCAGTCAGTGTGTTCTCTACAGTAAAAGCAAGTCTTAAGACCTGCAAGGTATATGAGATCTACAGCGGGACAGATATCGCGGAGAAGTCGTATAATCTCACAGTGAGTGAAACAGCTTGTTCTTTGTCATTATCAGCACTGCGTTCACCTACGGATGCTGATGCTTCGCTTGTGACAGTCTCGGTTTCCGGTGAGTCGGCACTTTCGAGTACATCAAGGACAGTGACCGTTTATGCGAAGGAAACAAGTTCGGAGGTATGGAATGCTGTAGGAACGATAAACCCTTCAGCATCATCATTCACAGGTGAGACGATGTCGGTCGATCTCGATATAAGTTATTCGTGGGATATTTACGGTATATTGAGTGATGGATATACAAGCGCGCAGTCGAATATATTCAGGATATACTCAAAGTCATACATCATGGATGTGAGGACAGATGGAAAGGGGATAGCCTTCGGCGGTACTGCAGCAACGGAAGATGAAATGTACTGCGGCTTTGGCAGTTTCAGAGCAAACAACGGTTCATTCGAGGGCAGTCTTTCAGTATCCGGTGACATTAAACCAGGCAGGATAAACGGGATCGCTGATCTAATATACCCTGTCGGTGCCATATATATGTCGGTCAGTTCCGCATCACCGGCAACTTTGTTCGGCGGAACCTGGGAACAGATACAGGACAGATTCCTATTGTCTGCAGGAAGTTCATACGGGGCAGGATCGTCCGGCGGCTCTGCGGATGCCGTGGTCGTATATCATAATCATTCGCAAAACCAGCATAGGCATGAGATGCTCGCCAACTGGTCAGACGGTTCCGGGTCATCAAGTGCGTACACATACCAGACTAACAGAAAGAGTACAGACCGTTACACTTCATATGTGACGGCCACTAACAATCCGACCGGTGTAGACGGTACAGGAAAGAACATGCCGCCGTACCTGGCTGTGTATGTATGGAAAAGAACAGCATAGATCGTTATAGGTGGCTGCCGCAAGGCAGTTATTTTTATGGAAGGAGAACAATAAAATGAAAGAGTTCTGGGCAATCAGCCAGGCTATATTTACCGGCCTTGGCGGATGGATAGGGTATTATCTGGGAGGATGTGACGGTTTGCTTTACGCACTTATAGCTTTTGTCGTTATCGACTACATAACAGGTGTGATGTGCGCCGTAGCTGATCATAAGCTTTCGAGCAATGTCGGTTTCAAAGGGATATGCAGGAAGGTCCTTATCTTTCTGCTTGTCGGCATAGCAAATATCATCGATACGAAGGTACTGGGACAGCCGGGTGTGCTGCGCACAGCAGTGATTTTTTTCTACATCAGTAATGAAGGCATAAGTCTTCTTGAGAATGCAGGACATCTCGGACTGCCGATACCGGGGCAGCTTAAGGCAGTGCTTGAACAGCTGCATCACAGGGCAGAGAAGGAGGGAACGGATGAAGATAAATAAGAAGATAAGCAGGTACAACCAGTCGAGCAGAAACGGCGCGTCCATAAGATATATAGTGATCCATTATGTAGGTGCGATCAGTTCCGCGAAAAACAACTGCATCTATTTCTGCGGAGGAGACAGGGAGGCGTCAGCACATTTCTTTGTAGACAGTGAGATCTGGCAGTGCATACCGGAATCCAAAGCGGCATGGCACTGTGGCGGAGGTCTTCAGGATACAGGGAATGCAATGAACGGCGGAAACCGCGGAGCAACGCTTCATGGGATCTGTACAAACAGCAACTCGATAGGCATAGAACTATGCTGCTACAGACATAACGGCATCATCACACCTACTCCTGAATCCATAAAGACCGCAGCCCCGCTCGTAAAGCATCTCATGAAGAAGTATGGGATACCGGCGGGAAGGGTAGTAAGGCATTTTGACGTCACCGGAAAATGCTGCCCTAACGGGTACATTTCAGCCAAAGCCTGGGCAGGACTTCATGAAAAACTAACCGGAGCCAAAGAAGTGCCGTATCCTGTCATCGATATGAGAAAAGGTTCATCCGGGGATCAGGTGGTGAAACTTCAGAAGTGCCTGAACAATATCATTGGTTCAGATCTTGATGCTGACGGTGAGTTCGGCCCCGAAACAGAAAAAGCAGTACGTAGTTTCCAGAAAAAATACAAGCTTGAGATCGACGGTATAGTTGGTCCTAAGACACGTACCAAGATAAAAAGCATGATGAAATAGAAGTGATCATCAATACAGCAGTAAGCCTGTGTGCATCTTTTTGATGTGCGCAGGCCTGTTTTTTTTTGCTCAAAATGTTCCCTGGTGTCCTTTGAACAGTGAGGGGATATGTTCCCCGGAACGGAGGGATAACTGATGGAAATAACAAAAATAACGGCAGAGAGCGAAAAACCTGCAGTTACAGAAGAAACTAAGGTGCCGACCCCGGAAGAACTGGAACGGGAATACGCATACATGATGGCAGAAACAGTGATCTCAAAGATGCATGAGACAGGACTCATAACGGATGAAGAAAGACACCTTCTGCTCTTTTCACTCACTGAAAAACTTAAACCGGAAATGATGCCTTTGATGCCCGTAAATCGTTGATAAATGTGGGTTTCAGAGGTAATATGTCACCTGATGAAAGGAGGTATGAAAGGATGGCAAAGATAACGACATTCGATGCAAAGCCGCCTGCTGGCGGTAAAAAGAAAGTAGCTGCGTACTGCAGAGTATCAACTGACACAGAAGAGCAGATGGTAAGTCTCCTTGCGCAGAAAGGACATTATGAAAAATACATCAGAGAGAACAAGGACTGGATATATGCCGGAATCTACTGTGATGAAGGGATAACAGGCACGAACAAGGAAAACAGGCCTGCGTTAAGAAGGATGATGCGAGCATGCCGGGAAGGCAAAATAGACTACATCATCACTAAGTCACTCAGCAGGTTCGCAAGGAATACTACAGACTGCCTAATGATGGTGCGTAAGCTTCTAAGACTTGGCATCGGTATATATTTTGAAAAGGAAAATATAGACACCACGACAATGGACAGTGAACTGCTGCTCGCGATCATGAGTCAGCTTGCAGAAGATGAATCAAGATCGATATCACAAAATACCAAGTGGAGCATACATCAGAGATTCAAGAAAGGCACTTACATCGTATCGACACCGCCGTACGGCTATGAGAACAAAGACGGAAAGATGGTAATCAATGAAGAAGAGGCGAAAGTGATACGGTATATCTTTTCGGAGATGCTTTCAGGCAGAGGCTCATATCAGATAGCGAAAAGCCTGGAAAGGAAAGGCATACCAACAAAACGGCGCGGGAATTGGAACACCACCATAATACGTGAAATGTTATCCAATGAAAAATATGTCGGAGACATGCTGTGTCAGAAGACATACGTGGACGACCATTTCAAGGATCACAGGAATAAAGGTGAAAAAGAGATGTATCTGGTGACGGATCATCATGAACCTATCATTGGCCGTGCAGATTTTGAAGCCGCACAGAACCTGCTGAAAGTAAGATCGGATGCCGCATGCTCCGGTGGTACATCTAAATTCCAGAATCGATATCCATTTTCCGGGAAGATATACTGCGCGGAATGCGGTGACCGGTTCAAACGGCGGATAAACAATGCCACGGTCGATAAGACAGTGTTCTGGGTGTGCCGTACACATACATATTATAAGGAAAGATGCTCTATGGCTACAGTAAAGAACGAAGATCTGGAACTTGCCTTCACACTGATGATGAACAAGCTTATTTTTGCAAGTGAGGACATGCTGAAACCATTCTTTATAGAACTTACAGAAAAGAACAGGACAGTAGACTGTATGGACATGGAAAAAGTGGATGAAAAGCTTGAAAAGAACAGGGAAAGCATGAGAAAACTTCTGGAGGTCATGACCAAGGGATGTCTTGATGCTGCGGTGTACAGCCGTGAGAACCTTGCTCTTGCGAGGGAAGCGGATGAACTTGCAAAAGCAAAGGAACGGCTGGCAAGTTCAAAAGGCGAGGTATTTTCCTTTGAAATGGAGATAAAGGCGCTGTATGACTTTGCCAGGCATTCGGATTATCTGAAAGAGTTTGACGGTGACCTGTTCACAAGATTCGTTGACAGGATAATCGTCTACTCCAAACATGAAATAGCTTTCAAGCTGAAGTGCGGTCTGACGCTTGCGGAAGGGGTGTGATGAAAATGACGCATATTCCATACGGTTACATAATAAAGAATGGTGTAGCAGAGATCGATCCGGAAAAGGGAGAACAGATAAAAAAGCTGTTTGCAGAATATCTCGGAGGCAAATCGATAGCGAAGGCAGGAAAGTCAGCCGGTATACCAAAAAAGCATCCGTCACTCAATAATTATCTGAGCAATAAGCATTATATCGGGGACGCTTTTTTCCCGGCAATTATCGATGAAGAAACATTCGAAAAAGCGCAGATGAGGAAGAAATATCGTGCTTTAGTGATGGGACGTACAGGAGAACGCCCGGAACGCATAAAGAAAAGGGCAGCTGTTGAATTTGACATGAAAAAAGCTAACAGGCATTATGATGATCCGTTCGAACAGGCGGAATATACATACAGCCGGATAAGGAGCAAGGATGAGCGGTAAAATAACAGTGATACCGGCAAGAAGCCGGGAGAGCAGCAAGGCGAAGATACGGGAGTCAGCCAAAATGAAGGTGGCGGCATACTGCAGGGTATCCACAGACAGTGATGAACAGGCAACAAGCTATGAAGCGCAGGTAGAACATTATTCGGAGTATATCCAAAGCAATCCGCAGTGGGAGTGCGCAGGGATATTCGCGGATGACGGCATATCCGGCACCAATACGAAAAACAGGACAGAGTTCAACCGCATGATAGAAGAATGCATGGCAGGCAAGATCGATATGATCGTCACTAAGTCGATCAGCCGGTTCGCAAGGAATACGCTCGACTGTCTCAAATACATAAGGCAGCTCAAGGATCTCGGCATCCCAGTGTATTTTGAGAAGGAATCTATAAACACGATGGATGCCAAGGGAGAGGTGCTGCTTACCATAATGGCATCACTTGCACATCAGGAAAGCCAGTCGCTTTCACAGAATGTCAAACTGGGATGTCAGTACCGCTATCAGCAGGGAAAAGTGCAGGTGAACCATACACGCTTTCTTGGTTACACCAAAGATGCTGACGGCAATCTCATAATAGAGCCTTCTGAAGCTGAAACGGTCAAGCGCATATACAGAGAGTACCTTGAAGGCGCAAGTCTGCTCGATATAGCAAAAAGCCTGGAGCATGACGGCATACTGACAGGTGCTGGCATGAAAAGATGGAGACCGGAGTCTGTAAAGACTATCCTCAGGAACGAAAAATATATCGGGGATGCGCTTCTGCAAAAGACATATACCGTCGATTTTCTCACAAAGAAAAGAGTGAAGAATGACGGCATAGTTCCTCAGTATTATGTGGAGGGCTGCCATGAAGCCATCATACCGAAAGACATCTATATGCGTGTGCAGGAGGAAATGTTCAGAAGGTCGCATATGAAGATAAAAGGACACCGCCGCATATACAGCAGCAGGTATGCACTTTCCGGTGTGGTCATCTGCGGAGTGTGCGGTGATATATACCGGCGCGTAGTATGGACCAGCCACGGCAAACGATCGGTAGTGTGGAGATGTGTGAACCGGGTGAACGGGGGAAAGAAAAACTGCTGTTCCAGGACCATAAGAGAGGACGAACTTAAAGGCGCAGTAGTCAAGGCCATGAAAGAAGTCTTCGGTAAGAAAGAATTATACCTTGATACGATAAAGGACAGTGCGCGTGAGGTGCTTTCACGAAATCATTCGAAAGCACTGGGGAAGGTGGAAACCGCGCTTGCCGCTAAGCAGGAAGAACTTCTGGGACTAATAAAATCAGCCGGTGACTGCGATGCTATTGCCGATGAGATAGATAAGCTCCGCAACGAGAAGGAAGAAATACTGCTGAAGGAGGCTTCAGACAAGGGGATGGCTCAGCGCCTGAACCAGATGACAGATTTCATAGACAGCTACCAGGGCGAGATCGTGTACGATGAACAGATCGTAAGAAAATTCATAGATAAGATTACAGTTTATGAATGGTACCTGACCGTCATGTTCAAGTCAGGAATATGCATAGATATATTTGGGGATACCCTGCAGTGAAGGCTGCAGGGCTTCTTTTTATACTCTTATTGACTGATTAAAAGAATAGGCGGAATAATAGGAGGTGCGCATGCCATAAGGCAAATCGAAATCTGTCTTACAGCATCCCGCAAATCATATAAAAAAGGAGGTGGAAAAGATGATGATATCAATGGAAAGGAGAGTGGCGACTTGGCATATGGGATACGGATGAAAATGTGCAGCGGCAAGCCGTGTAAGTCATGGCAAGGAAATTAGACGCTAAAAAGATCGAGGAAGCCCGCAGGAAACTGACGAGGGAAAACAAGAACGAAGCGGAGAAGAGCAGGATCCGCGAAACCATAGCCAAGAATCGCCGCGGTGAACGCAAAGGCAGAGTCATAATGCCGGAGCATAAGCCATACGCATTCATGGATGCACCAAAGGTAAGGGTGGCGGCATACTGCAGAGTCAGCACTGCCGAAGAAGCCCAGGCGGGCAGTTTTGAGATGCAGGTGCAGCATTTCAAGTCAGTGATTGAAGGAAATCCCCAATATGAACTGGTCAAGATATATACGGACGAGGGGATCTCTGGAACTTCTGTTGAAAAACGCAAAGGATTCCAGGAAATGCTGGGGGATGCGAAGGATGGAAAGATGGATCTGATACTCACAAAGAGTATCAGCCGTTTCGGTAGAAATATCGTTGATATACTTACAGTCCTTCGTGAACTCGGTGATCTCAAAGAACCCGTTGCTGTAAATTTTGAATCTGAAGGGATAAATACGAGCGATGCCAACAACAAGCTCATCATATCCATTCTTTCTGCACTCGCAGAACTTGAAAGCCAGCAGAAAAGCATAGCGATAAAAGAGGGTATCCGTTACAGAATGCAGGAAGGCCTTTACAAATTTTCAGTTGGAAATACGATAGGATACTACCGTGATTATGCCGGGAGAGTGAAGATTGAGCCTGCTGAAGCTGAAATAGTACATTATATCTATGACAGTTTCCTTGACGGTGCATCACCGAAATCTATCGCTGAATCACTGACTGAACAGGGGATACATTCACCAAAAGGAAAGGAATGCTGGGGCGCAGCTACCATACGCAATATCTTATCGAATGAGAAATATTGCGGTGATGTGCTGTATCAGAAAACTTTCACTAAGGATTATCTAAGTCACAAGGCAGTAAAGAACAAAGACATACTGCCTCAGTGGCACTGGGAGAATGACCATCCCGCTATAATCGAACGACTGAAATGGGAATCCGCCCAGAA